GCCCGACACTTGTGGAGCATATCGGGGTGCCTATATTATGAAGATGATTGCTCATCAAATGCATAACGGAGTTCGCGGCAACCGAAGTTGCCGTTCACCAAGGCTAATCAACCGGGCTTACGGGTTGCCCCGCAAGCCCCGTCTATAACCGGCGAACCGGTTTAGGCGGGGTTATTGACTTTCCTCGAACCGTTTCCTTCGTCGTTCCGTGCAGCGTTTGAGTTCCGCCAAGGAGACGACCTTCACGAGGATTCTCTGAGAGGTCGGGAAGTTTCGCATCACGCCGATGCCTTTCAGGATACGCCAGTAATCGTCCGGCGTAATTTGCTGTATGGTGTAAATCGGAGCTTTGGTCAATTCCATGACATAGTTCCCGACCATGATTCGGATTCGTTCCCGTTCTTCCAGCTGAATCAACGAAACATCCTCGTCCACCATCACGCGCACAACAGCGAGCGGGGTGAATTTCGGATGCAGGTTTCCGTTCATGTCAGGTTCGGGAGAAAGGATGTTTGCAACGTAATCGAGGAACCGCCATGAAGTGACCCGGTCTCCGTCGAAAATCGGAGCAATCATCTCCGTTTCCGGGATGAACTCAGTGCTAAGGATTTTGGTGCCAGCCGGAAGGTCTTTGAGCAGAGATTCCGAGAGTTCCTGTTTCATCAAGTCGGCCTTTTCATCGGTCAGGTCATCGGCGTTCGGGCTGATGACATAGTCGTAATGAACTTCGCGGCCATTGAGCAGAGCCGTAACGCGAAGATAGAGTTTATCAAACTTCAAAGATTTGTTTACCTCCAGCAAAGACAAGGTGCTTTATGAATTTAGCAACCATCACGATGACGCTCAGAAGCATCACGGGTGCGGATGCAAGGATAACGGCGAATGCCACACACTGGATGACCTGCAAGGCGAACCAGGTAGGAAAGATATTGTCCCGGAACAGACAGAATGCAAAGACCACAAGGCCGATGCAGAACCACGAGCCCTGGATATCGTACCGGCTCGGGCAGGAATGATATGCTATCTGGCTCATGACGATTGCGAGTATCCAGATGGCAGGATGCTTGAAGCAGTCATTGCCAAGACTCGACCAGAACCCAAGAAGCAGCTGGCTCATGGTGCAAATCTGAACCATGCCGAGGATTCCTGGGGCAATGCCGATGAGGGTCTGCTGGATGCAGCGAAACGGATAAAGGCCACGAGGTGTGTAGTTCACATAGCCGAGGACTTCGTCATCCTGCTTCTGGAAAATCTTGTAGAGCTTCACGCCGTCGATTCGAGCACCAGTGAAGATGGCAACCAGGAGATGGGAGAGCTCATGGTGGATAACACCGATTGCAGTAACACGGGTATCGTAGAACCTTGCCGTCTTAGTGCCGAACGCTTTCATGACAAGCCAGAGACTCAAGTTCCGGCCAAGCCATTCGATAGCAAGAATCACCACAATGGTTAAGACAAGGCATTGTCCCTGCCAGGCATCGAGATGTTCAAGAATCATGCTGCTGCTCACACAATCACCTTCCGCACGCTTTGGTACGTACAGGTCCCAAGCCGCTTCAAGCAGCAAAATCTCGGAACCCGCCACAATGGGAATCTGGAAAATGCAACACGGTGAATGCAGGCGTATTGGCAGAATTGCTTGTTCTTTCTGCAGATGCATAAGTACCGATATCGCTTCATGTCCAGCTCCTTTCGCCATGATTTAATTATATCATGAGCCGAACATGCCCTCAATGCGAAGGGCGAATTGTTAGCACTTTAGACACAAATACAAGGAGCAAGGAATTCAGGCGGCCAAAGCCCAATGAGCAGCTACGCAAGCTAAGACCCGGGATGTAGGATGAGCAACTACGCGAATGCCAGGGAGCAAAGAAGCACCAGCCCAAAAGCAAGGCAGCTACGCTCCAGACGGCAGTGGACACAACTCGCAACAACCCGCAACGGCCGCCAAATTGCAGCTAAGGAATAGTGGGTTTCCTAAGGCAAAGCTATGACAAAGCCAATCCCAAGGAACTCAAAGCTAATCCTAAGCAATCCTAAGCTAACTCTAAGCCAATCTTTCTCAGTTCAAATCTAGTAGTCTCTCTTACTTATCAATGCCCTTGTATATATATAGAGCTCTACTAAGAGGACGCGAACAAAAGCCTGAAAAACATTGCCAACTCGTTTGACATTCTTGGGCAGGGTCCGTTTTTCAGGAGAAATCGGGCTCCTGGACTCCTATTACCAGTCCAGCCGACAAATTTTTTTCGGGTCGGGAAAGCCGTCATGGCCGCCACGTGGGCCACTTCATCCGTCCGCAGTTCAGCTATCAGCGCCAAAAAGGCGGGATTTGTGTCAGGTCCCTTTAGATTTCGTTCTCACTCGCAAGCGGGCGTGTCCTCCGAAAGGGTACACTTATCCTGAAATTTTGAAATAACAGCATGAACGCGAAAATATTGTAGCGTTTGCCAGCATTTGTGGTCCGTGAAATCCTCTACCAGCATCCCGGCATTGCGAGCGTGACTCCTGAGCCGCAGCCTGTTCGGGAATTTTGTTCTCACTCATAAATGGGCGCGTCCTTCTCGAACGTGTGAGTCTAAATTTTGCCTCACCGGGACTGTCAATAGTGAATTGAACTTTGCACAAAAGGAAGAGATTCGCTTCAAATCCTGCACATCAACCCGGCAAACTTGTGTTCTCGCTCATGAATGAGTGTGTCCGTGTGCCGACCAGAGATACAGGTTCAATTAGAAATGACTTCCAGCATATAGCTTTTTAAGGTTCAATTCGCGCAAAAGAGATATGTAATTGTGAAGGTACTAAAAATGTTCAGGTTGCGGCTTGCTGCGCCCGACCGTAGTCAAAGTGCCTTTGAACTTTGCCAACGCCATCCCAGAGCTGACTTATCGCAGAGCAGCAGCTGGTCGCGTAGTTGTTCAACGCATCCTTGACGGAGTGCCAACCTTTGTGGGATTGAGGTTCAAAGCACAGCTGATTGTACGCATCACTGAATGGAGCAAAAGGTACATTGTCGTCTGGCTTGTTGTCATCCTTAGAAGAACACTCCTTCTCGGTAGTGACGGTCTCGGTACTGTCCGCAGCCTTGGCGGTCGCAACCGTCTCAGCAGTTTCAGCGGATTCAGCAGTCACAGTAGCTTCATTAGCTTCCTGCGGCTTTGCCGTTTCCAGCTCGTCAGCCGTCTGTGGTTCGGGAGTCTCCACGATAACTTCGACACGACCAATGAGCTTATTAACCGCCTTATCAATGAGCATAAGGTCTTCTTCAGACACAGAATCAAAAGTCCGGTTCAGAGCGTTGAACACCGTGTTCCGGTTAACGCCCATCAGTTCAGCAACTTTCTGCTTCTGATATCCCATCTCAACGAGTCGCTGAGCTGTCAGGTTCTTGACGCGGAATGCCTGCTGTTCCTTCTCCACGATATCAAGACCACGCACTTTAGCCTGCTCATATACAGTGGGAACCGAGATTTTCAGTTCCTTTGCAATGGCACGAACGGACATTCCGGAAGCATAGAGTTCCGGGATACGGTCATAGATGACCATGCGCTGTTTCCGGCGTTCCTGAGCCTCGTACTTTTGACGATGATTCCGGATGCGGAGGTCGGGAATGATGCCGTGTTTGATGAGGACACCGAGCATGTAACGGTCAGCCTTGGAGCTTGCAATCGGAGGCGGGATTTCACCTTTTTCGTAACGCTTCGGCTTGGATTCGTCCTTTTTCCCCTCCGCCTTAGGGTTCTTGAGAGCACTCGCGGGAATACCGGAGAGTGCTTCAATCGTCGAGTTCTTGCAAGGGTATTTGCAGGTGGAAACGAGATGCGCAACTTCCTTGTCAGAAAGTGGCTGAGAAAAAGTGCGGTTGATGAGCTGTGCCTTATCCATATCCGGATGACCGCCACGGTCATAGCAGGTGGAAAGTACAGCCAAGAGGGTGTTGTGGCGGTTTCCTTCGCCACACGGATTTGCCTGAAGGTAACGAAGCGCCAGCTCAAAGCGGCAGACGAAGTTTGCTTTCCGTTCTTCCTTCTTCTTGTAATTGTTCAGAACGTCAAGAAGATGCGGATAGCGCATGCACATTGCCGCGAAGCGCTTTTTAGCCCAGTCAAGGATTTCGTCCTCAGTCTTGTTGAAATTCGCGTCAGACGGAGCAACTTTCTCATCAGCAAACCGATAAGGGACTTCATACTGGTCGGCGAGCTTCAGCAGGTTGAAGGGCTTTCCTTCAGGGACCCGAATACAATGGCAACAGCGTTTTGCCTTGGTGTTGTAAGTACCAGGCAGACGAGCAACGCGATTGGTTTCATGCACTGCCTTATCCAGCTCAACATTTGCCGTGAACTGGGCCTTCTCAATCAACTCATTCAGCTTGAGAGAAATTGCTCTATGTACGCCGCTGTAGGCCAAGCCGTAAGAGAGATTGTTTGGGTTGCAGGGCTCAAGAAACACAAACAAGCCAACACCACGGCCGCTGTTAGAAACTGCACAGTCCGGAATCTCATGATGATTCACGGCATCCAGTACAAGTTCACCGATGCGGTCGCTGATGTCAGCTGGTGCGTTTTCGCCGTGGCAATCAATGTCAAAGAACAGAACGCGCAGCTTTTCGACATCCGCCTTACGACGGATACCTTTTCCGCGCAGAGATTTCTGAGGATGGAACGTATTGATGGAGAAGTAGATGTTGGTAGAGGTATCCCAATAAGTCGGGGTCCCATATTTCGGGCTGACTTTATCAAAGATGCGCTCACGAACACCCGCTTCCAGAGACTCAGAATTGATTTGGGCAACGGTCTTCATTTTCTCTTCGCCATTTGTCCGAACCAAAAACTGAGTCACGCCATCGGCATTTACATCACTCAGCAGCTTTACAAATGCGTCATCAAGGGCAGTGCATCCAAGCGCCTGTCCGAAGATGGTATTCGTTTTTGTATAGCTGTTATTTAGCATTGATGTGTCCTTCTGATTTTGTATTCAGGTGTTGGGATTTTGACTCATACTTTCATTGTCTGCAATTCGCACACCTTCGCCAGGCATCAAACGGTAGAATTGATGCCGGCTTCGAAAGAATGTTTTGTATATATTGCACAAAACAAATCTGGAACAAAATCCAGCAACGATTGGGGCACTCCAAAGATTTATCCATAAAGCAGTCAGCACTTTAGATTCAGCTGAACACATGTACAAAAAATGCCCCTGACCGAAAATATCGGTCAAGGGTTCTGTTTTTTAGCTCTCAGATGGAACAAAAACAACGAAATAATCGTCTTTATATCCTTGTGTCCAGCCAGAAAGCTGGTTCATAAATTCAATACAGGGCCCGCTTTGAGAGCGTCGCAAAAGGATAGCATCAAAGTCAAATTGATTCAAACAGTCTTCCATGCCAGTGTCGGTGGAATAGCTCATGAATGCAAAATTCACACTTGCTTCGATGACATCGTCCGGGAATAGGTCTGCTCTGGAATCCGCGAAGCTTTTGATGCCATGATAGATGCAATATCCGCCGTCGTTGTAGGAGGTGTAGAGGCGCTGCGGGTTGAGGTCTTGGATGTATGAGACAAGGTCAGCTGTGATGTAATCCCCTGTCTTATCGGGGTCGTTGGCCATGGAAGGTGCATAGACAGCAGATACAAGAACGAGCACGGCAGCTGCAGCGATAGTGTATTTCTTGGTGTTTCCCGCCCAGGAACTGTTGGGCCTGCCGCCAGCTTTCCACATCCGGTTTTCCTGTGCGGAGATAAGAGAAGTGAGGAACCGGTAAATGAGGGGAGTTATGACGATAACCCAATAGCTGCGGATGCGGACATACATTGCTGTCATGAACAGGCAGCAGAGATACGGGGCAAATTCTGTGAGCTTTACCTTCATCTTGTAGGCTACAATCAGGAACAAGAAGGCAAGACACAGAAACACAACTTCATTGGCAAGATGGCTCGGCATCCATTCAGAAACATGTTTCTTGGTCGTTTCATTGTTTGTCACAAAGAAATAGATATAGAGCTTGATGCCGTATGGATTCAGGAGTCCGGCCAGAATATCGGAAAGAAAGACCTGGAACAGGGCACGGAACCGTTTTTTCGAGTCGCCCTTTTCGTTATAGATATCAAAGGCATTGATGTCAGGAGCAAAGCACAAGACCAGGAACAGCAGATTGAACGCGAACAGAATGGGCAATGCCCCGCCGTGCAAGTTTGCCCAAAGAACGCTCACAACAGGAAGCAGCCAGCGGAGCTTTGTGTCAGGTTCTTCATAGACTTTGTTCAGCAGATAGAATCCGATTGCAAAGAGCGTTAAGCCGATGTTTTGCGGTCTTCCTGCCCAGTCGAGCGGCAGCGTGACAAGGGCCAAAGCCAGGACATTCATAAAAGGGTCTTTGATTTGTCTGCCCCAGATATATTCAATAAACAGACAGTAGGCAAAGACTGTCACTGCGATGAACGCAAGCATTCCGTAGACGGGATTTGTGGAAATGCAGGAAAACGCGTAAAGAATCAGGCTGCTGAGCCATGAATGAGCGGTTTCCTGCAAATTGAGTTCCGGACCAAACCAGGAGAAAGTGTCCTGAGTTGGGATGGCTTTATTTTGCCAGATACTTTTTCCCAGGGTGATATGCCAGAAATAATCGCTGTCAACGACTCCTTGCCGTTCTGCCATAATGACAGCAATAGCGGTTACAATGACGGCCGCAAATAGATAGAGTGTTTTATTTGACCTTTTGGCTTTAAGTGCAAGCATAATGATTCCTCCAGCTTTTATTATTCACTGTCTTAATTGTCCGCAATTCGCAAATTTGAGCAACAAAAAGAGCTGCCCATCCGAAGATGGACAGCTCTGGATTAGACATATGCAGGTCTAAAATATTGAGTCCTATATCTTATTGCTGTCCCAAACCGCACAAGCCACCGAAGCGACGATACAGCCACCGGCGACATGAAGCATCAGAACTGCAACGCTGATGAGAGCACCGAGCGTTTCGTGGCTGAGACCGGAATCGAAGATACCGATATCAGCAATTAGGGATATCGCCATTATCACGAACGTTCCTGCAGTTGCAAAGCAGCCAATTGCGGGCTTAGAATTCTTCAGCCAGCCGAACATTTCTTTGGCTTTGGCTATGAACTTGAGCTCGTCTTTCTCGATGTAGAAATACCGTTCTCTCGTCGCACAAGCCGATACATACAAGGCAGCCAGCGCAGAGGCCACGCCGAAAATGCAGAATGCGGTGGTTCCGGTCCTGACAAAAGAACCCAGGACCAGCATCAGAATGGATTCCGATGTCAGCGGCGTAACAGCTTTCAGCAAAGACTGAATCAGAATCAGAATCATAGTGACTCCGATTGCCTCCGCCGCGATAATAGCGGATATGGCAGAGATTCGAGCTGCAGCGTAGTCGTTGCGAATGGTATCAGATTTCATAGTTTTACACTCCTTTGATTTGTGTTCAAACGATTCCGTGGATTGTTTTAATGAGGTAAACTTTGTTAGACTTGTTGCTGAGCCAAAGCCTTTTCGCTGCCGGGTCCATTAAGCCAAACCGCTTATGAACCGCGTGCAGGAAACAGGCTTTGATTTCAGCGTCCGATGAGGTATACGATACGCGGGCGCACCGGATATCCATCTTGTTAAACTCGTGTTCGAAGAACAACGTCAGCAGAAGAAATTCTTCGTGGGTATCATGGACCCCATCCTGATAGAGAGAACCATCCTCGTTCAGAATGGTCGCCTGTGTGTTTTCGCACATATGTTGGCGAACCATGATATTTACGACATCAGGTCCCAGACGGAAGTCCCTCTGAGTCGGATTTTCGTAGAAGTGGTACAGGTTCGGGCAGAGATGATACATCACATACCGTACCTGTTCCTCTTCTGTCCCCTTGTCAGCGGCATCCGCAAACCATTGAGGAAACTTTGCGTAGGAATAGGAGTTCTGCGGCAGGTAGAGCTTTTCGAGTAAAGCCTCGACTCTCTTCCCCGGCTCAGATGGTTCATATTCGTGTTTGTCTGCTTTCTGAATAAGGTACTGAGACCAATCGAGGGGCGAATCAAATCCGTGGTATTTCATGTTGCTTGCCTCCTTATGCGGCCGCGTCGTAGGACACGACACCAGCGACGAGATACCGGTTTTTGTTTCCAGTAAGTTTCTGAGCTGCAGTTTCTGCAAAGTGCAGATATGCGGTCATCAAGGTGCTGTCGGAAAGCCGGTAAGCGTCAATGGACACAACAGACAAAACGACCAGGTTGCCGCGTTCATCCAGAACGGATTTCCAGCCGTTTGCCTCACAGATACTTTGCATATCAGCGAGGTAGCTGGAAGCAACCGGGATAATTGCCTTGACAAGGATTCGAGCCTTGCCGTTGTAGAGTGGAACGGAACGACCAATGCCGCCTAATACCTTAAACACAAGAGCACCTCCAGCGTTCTGTTTTCTACAGCGCTGCATCCTGTTCAAATACAGCGTAAAAGTTGTGATAGTGTTCAAATTTGTCCTTGACCCACTCGCCTGCAATGTACAGAGGAAGGTCGTCAAACTCTTTGCAATCGTCGAGAGTGTACGGAACGGCGTCATCGTGGCACCCATTTTCCTTATCGACCGCAAGCATTTCATCAGCCGCTTTCTTGGCCGACTCAAAGCTCATATGTACCCCGCCGCAAATTGCAACGGAGTCAAACGTGCCGATATCTTCATTGGAATAATGGGACAGGATAGCATAGTACTTATGGCGTTCGGGTACGCCGCTCAAAGTGTTCAGTGCCATAGTTGCGCCGTCCACATAGCCGTAGCAATAGGCAGCATTGTAGCAAGTTTGGTCTGTGTAGCTGTTGGCCTCCTGGTTCTTGGCTTTGATGAGTTTGCAGATAATTTCTTTGTTATTAGACATAATAAATACCTCCATAGTTGTAATGTTAAAACGGGTTGGGACAATGTTGCCCTAGAGCAATCGTCCGTTCTGCATGGCTTCACCGAAATAGGAATCGACCACCTCTTTTGCGAAAGCAAAATAGGTTTCTCGGTTCTCTTCCGTGACCCGTTCAGCAAGAACAGGTGTGTTCAGCTTCACGCACAGACGATTGGCAAAGTTCACCCGTGCCATCAGCCCTTCGTGCAACGCACGGCGATGACGGTCGAGTTCCATGACGTACTGTCGAAACTCCTCACCGTCCATCGTGAAACGCGCGTGCTGTATCTGGACTTCCTGACTCGACACTATGTTGACGTAATCAACACAGGTTTTGAGCATCACGACAACGTCATCAACGCAGTCGTTCAGCAGTTCAGAGGCCATGAGGGCGGTGTACAGGTCGTTGACCTTGCAGCAGAGGGTGTTGTTGCGGCTATTCAGATTGATACTCATACGTCTCCCCTTAACGCGGGGTCATCGTGCGGCTCTTGGCTTTTGCCTCCACCGCAATGTGGACCCCGTAAAGGGCTTGGATTGATTTACTTGTTACAGATGCTTCCGGCTGAACCGGTCGTATAATAGGTGTTGAGAACCTCTTTGGCGAATGCAGTGTAGGCCGGGGAATTAGCAAGAGAATACATGTTGCCGGAGTTCATTTCGGCTTCAATTGCGTCTGCCACATTTCCAGCAATCTGGTCTGTGTTGTATTTCTTGCATAGCCGGTTGAGTAAAGCAACATTGGCAGCCGCGTTTTCGAACAAACTGGTACGGGCAGAATCGACGCTGTGATAAAAAATGCGGTAGCTTGCAGCATCCATCGTGATACGAGCTTGCTGAATTAAGATTTCTTGTTCAGCCAAAAACCTGGCATAATTTGCAAGACTATTGAGACTGTCAACGACCATAAAGGCGAGGCCACTATCGCCAGCCTTCTGCATTGCTTCGTATAGTGCTGCGACTTTCTTTGTGAGAAGAGTGTTCTGGTTATTAGGGTTAAAATTCATGAAATCGGTCCTTTCTTTTTCATGTAAACAAAAAAGCAGGCCCATCCGAAGATGAGTCTGCTTTCTGCTACAGGTTGTGAATAACTATGGATTTGCTGGTATCCATCGTACAAGACTGATTTTATTCATTCCGCAAGCGCGGTCAAGCAAAATTAACCTTTGTATCCTTTGGATACTTTTTTGGCCAAATACACCTGACCCTTGGGAGTAATCAGGGTCTTTCGAGAAGTATGGTAAGTGGTGCCAACATAGTATACCGTTTCTTTGACCTCAAAAATTCCCTGCTCGATGTAGCGCTGGTAAGCAACATTTGCAGAGTCAATATATTTTTCTTTGCGCAGCCACGCCATCAGACGATTACGGCCGATGTTGATATGGTCGTTGGCAAGGCACTTTGCAAACTCGCCGAAATCAACGCTGTTCACAGATGCACTCACCGCGCGGTGGAACTCGACGCTCTCTTGCTGCACGCCGATAATGTTGTCCTGATTCTTGACAGCTTCCAGAGAAGTGACAAGCAAAGCCTTAGTTTTGGCGTCCGTGTTCGGAAGCCAATTATCGACAAAGACTACTGGGTCATTCACATAACCGCCGGTCTGGCGAATCCGGGGCAAGAGTTCGTCAAAAACCCAGGTCTCAAACTTTTCCGCTTCGGGTTTGTTGGAGCGGCAAATGAGGCGATACACGTTACCTTCTGAAATGAACTTGATGATGCGGGGAACGCCGTTCACATCCGTCCTGCCAGCCTTGATGCCATCATGGCGGCAATGTATGTTCAGCTCATGGCTTGGGTTTGAATAGCCCAAGGCCGAGCAAACATCTGCGGCACAAAAATAGAATTTGTTGTCATCCTTCATAATGCGCAATTCACCGAACATCTCGGACAAAAAGACTTCAGGTACACGGTTGTTCATAGTATTTCCTCCAATAGTACCCTAACAAATCGTTAGGTCATGCCTGTTTTTTAACGATGGTATGTACGAATGATTTTGCAAAAGTATTCGCGAAATTATTCGTTGTATGCATATTTTGCCGGAACCTCAGCCCCGCACTTGGAGCATGTGAACAAATCCTCGGCATCAGGTGCATGGGTCACTTCATCGCAGTCAGATTTGGCTTCGATAAAGTCGCCGTCCTCGTCCACCAGCCAAGTCTGGGTTACATGCGCAGTTGTGATGAATGTAGTGTTGCCGCATTTTGGGCAAGGACCGATTTTCAGATTAGCAGTCATTGTTGTTAATTCCTTCCTTTCTTGTGTTCGCGCAAACAAAAAAGGCAGACTCACCCGAAAGTGAATCTGCCTTCAATGTGCGAGACTGTGAATTGTACGAACGCAAAACGCGCCTGGTAGATGATATCTATCGTACAACTAAAAGTTTATGCCGTTCGCAAGCGGCGTCAACAAAAAAGCAAAGTCCGCCTACCGATACGGTAAGCGAGCGAAAATCACAACAGTTTATACATGAAAATGCAAGTTACATCATAGGACGGTTTGCATGTTTGATAAACAAATTGTTCGTCTTGCTTTTGTAGGGACAAAAAGCCTAATCGTTTGTAGTAGTTTAACAAAGGAACTTGGTCAAGAGCAAAAATATACAAAATTTTTACACCAAGTGTTTCACGAATTTCTCTTATCTGAGGCATGATAAATCCATAGAAAATTCGTGCTCCGACCATTGTAACTTTAGGGTGACGCACTCTGTATTTGCCGTTTACAGCAAAATTCGTAAGCTCGATTCCAGAGATGACATTCGTCGATTCATTTTGCCTCAACAAGATATTTCCTGCACGAATCGAATAATATCCAACAAGTTCGCCGGTCCCTTTTTGCCGAATCAAATAGGTGCGGATATTTCCGGATTCTTCATCAACGAAAGCTTGGTCTTGCAGATATCTTGTCAAGCCATAGCCTTCTGGCCTAGTAGGTTGGAAATCTTGGATAAGGGATTTGTGGTCACTTTTTTCGCCAAGATGTTCCCGATAAAATTTTGGCTCAAATCTGAGCTCCATTTGCTTCAAGTGTCCGCAAACGTGCGTCCTCTTCTGCGATTTTTTTCATAGCTTGTTCATCGGTTTCGGTAGAAGGTTCGCCATTCATGATTTGATTATAAAGACACTCAGCATCTTTACCATCGATGTATGTAACATCAGGTGAAAAAACGAGCTTTCTTTCGCCAGTAGGCGTGATGATAAAATGATATTTTTTCATTGTAAGTTCCTCGCTCATTACGGACTCTCCTTTCTTTCAAAATTTAGGAGAGCTCTTTTGTCTTTACATTTATTGTAGCACAAAAAAGTTCTCGGTTCAACAAAAAACAACATTGACACAAAGTATTTTAGCGTTGCTATATCATACGTTTTCCTCCTTTATCACAAACAAAAAAGGCAGACTCACCCGAAAGTGAATCTGCCTTCATTGTACGAGATTGTGAATTGTACGAACGCAAAACGCGCCTGGTAGATGATATCTATCGTACAACTAAAAGTTTATGCCGTTCGCAAGCAGCGTCAACAAAAAAACCACCTGCTTAACAGCAAGTGGCATCAACGCATAAAAAACAGGCCCACGAAAGCGGTGAGTCTGCCATTGTCTGCAGAATTGTGAATACGGTCGATTAGGATGTCATCAATTGTACACTAAAGAGTATATGGTGGTTGCAAGCGAAGTCAAGACAAAAGCACGAGAAATATTAAGACTCAGATGCGATGAAATCTGGCTCACGGATTTCAGTACGTTCTTCGAAAGCAGCCTCAATCCAGGCAAGTTTTGCATCTTTGGCGTTTTTTAGTACTTTCTCTCTAAGATGACTGCACAGGTGACGGTTGCGGCGACCTGATATTTTGCAACAAGTTAGTCGTGGGGTTAGCGGGCTTTTTGACTTTTTCCGGCATGTTTTCACCTCAAATATGAGAGCTTTTGCACTAAAAAAGCCCCCTTATCCCAAACAGGACGAAGGGGCATATGTACTATTTGGTTTCCTTTTCAGCCGCGCAGCGGGCCCAGAAATCGTCGTCCATCGGGATAAACATCAGGTGGTAGCTGGTGTCAGGTTCAGAATTATCAGTGATGATAAATCCTTCCGGTACGCTTTTGATGGAAACGGCCACATCCGTTTTGTTCAAAAAGTTGCGGTAGCAGTCCATTGGAGCCTCGGGACCAGGTTTCAGCAAATAAGTGCCGATATCGCTGGTTTCACCGTTGCGGGTACATGTGATTTTATAGAGCTCTTTTGTAAACATATTAGTTCTCCTTTCAAAAGTTTCCAATGACATCGAAATCGATGTCGTAGTCATCGAAAATATCAATGGTTTCAAAGTAATGGCTTTCATCAACCAGAATCAGTCGATGGCAGTCAAGTGAATACGGAATCGCTTCCTGAGCAAGTGCGGCGCATGCGGCAGCAAGGCCAAACGCCAAGAATCTTGTAATGAGAAATACCTCCTTTATTCCGGTTGAAAACTTACATCGTTGCGAAAGAAAGCCTCAACAGCGGTGCTGTAATCATCATTGTTCACCGATATACAGTACTCGCCGTGTACCCGGTAAGGGATATGCGCTTCTTTCAAAGCCGCAGCAGCTTCCTTCGTGCTATAAACGAAAAATCTGGCCATTATCATTCCTCACAAATCGCATTGTCTTTGCCAGTCATCTCGCCGTATCGCGTATCCCACTGAACGATTTGGTCAGCTCCGACAATGCCACGGAGACTCAGCAAGCAACTGTTGCGCGGATGACACCAGATGGTGCTGGGTGCTTCGTTTTCGAGGAAAGCGCCGCAAAACGGACAAGGCTTCTTAGGACTAATTTTGCAAGGGCGCGGCATGCTTACACCTCCTCGTACTCAATGTCATACTCCTCGAATGCATCGAGGACATCATCGTAGAAAGAATCATCTACCATGATGCGGTCGCCATCATCCAAATCGTAGTCGATGTCGTAAAGGTCAAGAGCATCGCATGCCCCATCCAAGTTTGGCGTATAGAAACGAACCATTTTTGTCACCTCATTGTTATTGAAGATTTTTCGTGGTTTTACTACTTTTAATTCACGCTACACAAACAATATGCCAGAATTTTTTGCAACAAATTTGCATTTTCCGGCGGCTATTGAGTTTGCGTTAGTATCTTTGTATGTTGTTGCTTCCCCATCTTTGGAACCCGCTATTCCTTGCATCACATGAACTTGATTTCCGACAAGGAATACGCTGCCCGGATAGTTGCGGTTCATGTTTCTGTATGTTGGATGGTGCTCTTTTACTTTAAGATTGCAAACGTCATTAGGTTGGCGTTGGCGAAACTCTTCCAAGCTGTCAGTCGTCTGCTCAGTAGCTTTATGTCGATTTGTGGCAACCATCTTGCCATTAAACGTGTACACACGGCTCATGTTTTCGTTATTTAGTGCTCGTCTGTCGTGGCGGCGGAACTGTTTGAGTTCATACGGCACACGGCTATTGATGGTTTTATCGCAAGTATCGTTAGGCAGGACAGAACAAGCAATGCAGTAAGCATCGAGCCAATGGTCTTTGCTGACACCGTGTGCTGCACGATAGTCGTAGGTGCTTTTACCATTAGTCACAAAAAAATGCTTCGGGAAAAGAGAACTCAACTCTTTTGTCAGTGCCGGAATGATTTGATTCAACACACTCAAAGCACCATATTTTTTGTTGAGTCCGGTTTTCTTTTTGGCAAGCCTCTTTTGCCATGTGGCATCCTTATGCACAAGGTCGTGATGTTGTGTACATAAACCAATAATATTATCAATGGTGTTGCTGCCGTTTTTATGTTGCGGCACTACATGGTGGTAATGGTCAATCTTCTTTTTGCAAAACAGGCAATGGTGCTCCTGCATTTCAGAGACGGTTTCTTCAAGGTTTGCTTTTTGATAGAGCGGACCTTGCTGATATTGCCATTTCTGAACATTGGGGTTATCCAACCGCATAAACGCAAATTTGTTGATTTCGAGCACAACATCGCTGATAGGAAGAAACTTCTGAATCTTCTTTACCAAGTTGATGTGTGTTTGCAGCAACTGATTTGCGGTAGGTGTGAGCCAGCCTTCCGGTCTTGTGCGATTGCTGAACTTTGCTTCCTTGTTTTTGATGCCGATGCAAAGTACATCTTTCTCACAACCCGGAAGATGGCGCTTGATAACACCAATTTCTTTTGCACGTTTGCTGACGCTGCCATTTTGAGCAGTATCATGCTTTACGCATTTCTTGGAAATAGTGCCATTAGCTTTTGCTCTCCGTTGACGGCGGCAGCGTCTGCCGTTGGTGCGTCTTGCACGGCGGGATTCCTTACGCTTTTTCATCAGCTTGGGAATTTCTTTGTTGCGTGTCTCCAGATGCGCAGTAAAGACTGCTGTGCCGTCTGCTTTAACAACAGCAACACCGATATTGGTTCTGCCGGGGTCGATGCCTAAGTATAGCGACTGCACCACATCGTCGGCTTCGTACAACAGTTGAATGGTAAACGGTTTTGATGTTACGACTCGTGCTTTTTGTTCTTTAAGTAGATGGCGTACATGTCCACAGCGAGTTGTAGGCATTAAAGGTTTACCATCTTTATTAAGCACATATACAGTGGACATATACGCCACCTCCTTTACGATAAGTCTCTCCTGCCGAAGCAGGAGGTTGTGTTTCCCTTGGCTAGATGACGTCTTCGCATAGTTGTAAGCTGGGAAAACCGTACAAGTGCAGCTCGTCATCTTGATGTACAAAAGTACATCTGCCTGTGATATTGAAGGAACTTAGTGGAATGGGGTCATTCCACTAAAATTCTTCAATACCCCACCTCATGTTATTTGTATGGCTCGTCAAACGAGCTGTCTACTGTTTCTTTATGTCCGCAGGAATCACAGAGCAAGCAACTGCAAGCCTTGTGAGTGCGTCCGGTTGGGAGGCCGTGATTGTCCAGCTCCTTTTCTAAGAACCAGACAGGCTTGAGCGTAAAGTCACAGGAAGGACAAGGAATTAAAGGGATTGTCATATCGCATCTCCCCTTACTCGTCCACTTCAACGGCATTAGTCACCTGATAGCCGCCATCGCGCAAAGCACACGACAGGTTTTCGCCAAGCTGCATGGCAGTCCCAGCATCGTTGGCGTCAAGTGCCTTCTGTACTTTCTTGATGGCATCCTCAGGGGTGTTGGCATCAACGCAGATGGTAGTGGAAACGGTCACAATAACGTTAAAACTTTTCATGATATTTCTCCTTTTATTATTCGATTGGATTTTTGTATTCGGTCCAGAAGAAAAGGCGCTGAGCGGGTGTCAAGCGTTCCTTTTCATTGGATTTTTTGTTCAGTTCATCGGCGAAACGGTTACAGTCAAAAGGATAAGGAACTTTGTATCCCTTCCCTTCCTTGACGACCATGACATAATGGCTGTCGCAAACCGGGAAACTGCTTCCGTCAGAGAAGGTTTCCTCGTGACCGGAGCAAAAGACGTACAGGCGAGAATAGCATTTGCCAATGGTGTCTTTTTCAGAGACTTTGATATAAGCAGCTCGAAACAACTCGTGAGGATGTTCGCAATAAAAGTCAGCGACTTCATCGTCGGAAGCGAGTTCCATGACCTTGACATCGAAATTCTCAAGGTCCTGAACCAGCAGCTGTTCCCCTGCATCACGAATAAAATTCATGATGGGATAGTAGTCGCCAGCTTCACGGCCATAGCCTTCTCCGCACGCCGCATAGCAGCGGTGCTTACGGAACAGATGATTGTCAATCGACTTCTCATACTGCTTGAGGGCCTGATGCGTGAACGCCATACCCACAGTTTCATACGAGGAAGAAGGAAGCAGAACCGTGATGTCATCTGCTGTATCATACCCGCTTGCCGTGGAGTACATATCGACATAGTCGGCCATCGTGTCGAGACAGTGCGAATCACGAATATCGCGGATGTCTTCCCTGTCGGCATTCTTTTTGTCAACCAGTTCTTCGTACGGAATGAACGGGTCAAACCGAGGATGCTCATTGTATTTCTGAATCGATTCTTCGTCGTCAAGACCCAGGTCCTCTTTGACCAAATCTGTCACCGAGTCATAAGTCGCGCCCTCGAACAAGAACTGCGCACCATCGAGGTCATAGTCCGAATCGCAAGCTTCACGTAAGGATACGCTGTGCTCAGATTCTTCTTGTTGCTGCAAAAGATGAATGGGTGTCTTGGTCCCGAAATTGTCAACGGAGCCCGGGAACTGCAGAGCTGCATACTGCTTGAGGTAGTAGCTGCTGGTGTCATTGACCAGAACGGATTGGTTTGTTTTGTTAGACATAGATAATACACTCCTTAAAATTTAATATAAAGAGCGGGCTTCCTGAATAACAAGAAGTCCGCTCTTCAACGAAATTGTGAATAGTACATGCACAAGAGACCTTGTCAAAGACAAATGATATCTATCGTACAAATATTATTATCTCTGATTCGCACGTATCAGCAAGGCGTATTTGTGCCAAAGTTTTGACGTTCTGGACAGTACCAATGGCGTCAGTCCTCGATAGCGATGGGAGGCGTTTTGTCGAGTAGCGTGTCAATGTTCCAGCCGCAGAGGGTTAGGAGCACTTCGGACGCGGGACTCTGATTCCGAATGTCGTTTGCCCAGTGGAAACCGATGTGTGCATAGGCATCATCATCGCTTGCAATTTCGTTCTTGACAGTTTCGGCAAAATTTTCAGCCAGTTCTGCGTTATCGGCGATGACATTCATAGCTTCGTTCATGACGCGGTCCTTGACCACGAATGCGTCATCAGCAGAATAGTCACATTCCGGACAATGCGGTTTAGCCTTTACACCGCTGGATACGGAAATAAGCTTGCAGCCACAAGACGGGCAAGTGAAGAAATAGGGATGGTTAGTAGGTAAAGTAATCATGTGTTTACATACTCCTTTTGAAAATATTGGTAGTCTTTTGACACACTCCCACGATTAAAATCGTGGGATTCTACTTCAACGAGGCCGCTGGCTGTCCCAGTCTTACGCCTCTCGGTAACGGCGTGGTGCCCCACCCGCAGGAGCATTTTTACGCAGGGTAGCCCATTTGAGTTAATCCCATACGGCATATATTGATAGCTGCATTGACATCTCTTTCGTGGTGTGTGCCGCAAGATGGGCAATCCCACTGCCGCTGCTTGAGTGTGAGCTTTGGGTAGATGTACCCACAGCGACTGCAGCACTTGCTGGATGGAGCAAAGCGGTCGATTTTCACAATCTCTGTGCCGCAGTTGGATGCCGCCCACTCGAGAATTTGAACAAACTCACCGAACGCAATATCGTTGATTTTGCGTCCCCAGAGTTTTTGCATCCCCGCAAGATTTAAGTCTTCAATGCAGATGATGGCATAATCTCCAATCAGCTGATAGGCAGTCTTGAAGAACCAGTCGGTGCGTTGATTACACATCTTTCGATAGATGCGGTTTAACTCCTTGATAGCTTTCTTGCGGTTATTACTGCCTGCCTTGCAGCGTGAAATGTGACGTTGTATGGTCTTCAGCTCTTTCAGGGAGGCTTTATACCATTGAGGAGAATCTATCACACTGCCGTCATCCAGGTTGAGGAAATGCTTTAAGCCGAAATCCATCCCGACAGCTTTACCTGCTCGTGGAAGGACTTCATTGCATTCTTCCTGCGTGACGGCAAAAATATAGATGTCGCCCAAATTGTCGCGCTTGACGGTTAAGGTTTTCACTTTACCTTTCAATGGCCGAGAAACAAAATACCGATACCTTTTGCCATTGATGGTAATGTGGCCTTTGCCGTCAAACTTATAGCCTGCCTGTTTGAGCGTGAAACTTTTATACATCTCGCGCTTCTTAAATTTTGGCAGCGACTTCTTGGTAGGATGCGCCTTTTTCTTATTATCAAAATAGGCTTTATAGGCGCGGTCAACGCGCTCCACCACATCCTGAATAGCTTGGCTGCCAAGATTATGCCAGTGACCCCACTTGCGGCGCTTGCAGATTTTAGCAATGTACTTTTTCAAATCATTGGCTTTAAGCGTTTTGCCATAGACCAAATAGTACATACGCCGCATAGCAATGCAAAAATTCCAAATCTCGGAGGCAAGTTCAATCTGGCGCACCAGGTATCTGTTCTTTTTACTGTTGTACAGCTTATACTTGTAAGTTTTAACAACCAGACGCATAGATAGCAGCCTCCTTTCAGTTGGACTCTACTATCCATGGTACGCAATTCGCAAGCATAGGCAAACAAAAAAGCTGCCTATCCAAAGATAGACAGCAGCTATTTATTTTACTTGACGCCTTTCATCCCACGACTGAAGTCGTGGGTTTTTCCCGGCTGGTTTTTATAAAATGAAAAAATCATGCACAGGCATCATTGGGGCCTGTGCAGGGTAATGATTTCCAGGGAACGATTGTTCCCTGCCGGTTAGATGTATTTGAGTTTTTGTCCGCAAACAGGGCATCGCTCATAATGTGGATTCTGGTAGTACCCATCGTTGCAGTCCCCGCCTAAGTCCGCATCGCAATGTGGGCAGAGGTTCGGAGACCAGCTTTTCGAGATGGGCTGCTTTGGAATTTGCAGCTCACAAGCCTCGATGGCTATACGCAAAGGTTTACTGCCTCGCTCCCCCATCAAGCCGCCATTCAGGAGCTTGGTGAGGTAGTTCACGGCATTTTGGTATTCAGTTTCGGTCGTCATTTGCTATCACCATCCTTTTCGAACAGCTCAGAAATTTTGTCAAGAATCACTTGAGATTCTGCTGCTGCCTGTTCGTTGTAATGCCTCCACTTGTCACGAAAATCCTCTAAGTCCTTGACAACGTCACGGCGGGAAACTCCATCGAGCAAGCGCACAGCCATATCAGAAAGATTTTCAGCCTTGAGAGCGTCGATGTCCGGGTTGTAGCAGAGCATGATAGCGTCAATGGATTTTGCAAGGTTCAAGCATTCCGTATACAGGTGAACAGAAGCCGCATAGCAAAGACAACCATCAGGTTTGCAAAGCTGAATTTCGAGTGTGCAGCCATCGTATGTTTCATCGATTTTGCGCTTGTACACATCGAAACTGATGTTGTCAGGCACTTCCCCGCTGCCGTCCCAATGATAGGGATTGCAGCGAATAAGAAAGAGTTCTGCGATTCCTTTTGCATAAATTTTCGTCATACCGACCTTTTGTTTGAACATAGGAATCATAATCCTTCTCCCTTCTCTTCGTTTAGCAATTCGCGTGCATGGTCGAGGACTTCCTTTGCGACAGGCTTACCGCCTTCATTCATGGCAAGGAAAATTTCCAAGACTTCTGCGCGAGTTACGCTCTGGTCAATCTCAGCAACGCCAATGGAGGCATCCATAAACCAGTTCTTGTCCTGTGCGGAAAGGTCGTTGTAAAATACGCCTTTGTACGGGAATCGGTTCTCGTAAAAAGCAAGCAGGGTCAACATACGCTGCTTGCCATCAACGATTTCATAGTAGTTGCCATCGTTGCTTGTGCGAGTGAATGGCAGCTGCTTAAAGACGAAACGACCAATCTCGCGACCCATAAAGATGCTGTCCAACAGCTTTTCCCTGTCCTCATCATCCCAAACAGAACCACGCTGATAATCAGGGTTGAAATCAACGCCGAATAGGTATTGGAAGCTGAGTAAAGAATACATACTGCGGTTTGAGTAGTGCAGGCGGGATAGCGCAGAATTGCGCTTGGCGAAATGCGTATCTTTGTCATCATCCAGCGGGCGAACGTTTGTCCAAGCCCAGCAGGAATAGTTATCGCTGTTTGCACCACTGCGGATAAGATACATGTACCCGCCTTCCAGAGCCTCGTCAACAACGCAGTTTAGAAGGTGACCAACTTGTACTTTGTCGCCGACCGTGAAGCGATAAGAGGGTTTCCCTGCACGCTTGGCAGTTTCACAGGCTCTTTCATACGAAAGACCTTCGAGCGCGGCTTGTTTCAGGTTTATTTTTGTGATTTCTTTTCTTGCACTTTTCTTAGCCATTGCGATTCTCCTTAACCAATCCGATGGACTCCGAACAAAACAGCAGGAAGAAGCTGTTCATACGGGGTGTATTGGGCATAATCAAAAATTTGTGCCTCATCGCCGATGATGTATCCGCCAGGGCAGGATTCGCCGTCTTCATTGGAACCGCCGTTGTCATCAAGGCCACGGCTTTTGAGCTCGTTGAGGTAATCCTCACGCATAGCATCGTATGCTTCTTCCGGGGTAGAATATTGCTTTGGATTTACTTTTGTGTAAAGATGGCCCTCGTCATCGGTGAAAGTCTTTGTGATGATAAACATAATTTACACTCCTTTTTGTAGTACGCAAAAAAGCGGGCTTCCCGATTGGGAAGTCCGCCTTCAAGCGAAATGTGAATTGTACGAAAGGCAGGATGCCTTTTCGATTGCTGGTATCTATCGTACAATTCTAATTGTATGAGTCTCGCACGAATGTGCAATGGTCTTTAGCCAAGCATCGTCACATCACCATCAACGTACCAGATGTACTGCTTCCAGTTAGAAGCGGTCGCACCAGGGATGAGTTTCAGCGCAGAAGCTGGAGGCACGCGACTCGGCTCAAATGACATCTCGTAATGCTTTTCCAGGCCGTATTTCCGCAGAACGATACTCGGCATTACTCTGCCAAGCTCGTACCACTTGCGAGGCGGGATACGGCTGCAATGTTCGCGGTGAATTTCAGTGTATTCCTGCTGGAATTTGTGAATGGCCCGAAGCAGCTGACACATCGGGCAGGTATTAAGGATGCCAGGGTCCTTGTAGCGGTATACTACAAGACGATATTTATCGTGTTCCTTGGTGGTCAGAACGACACCAAAATAGTTTTTTGCCATGATATCCTCCTCGTTTTAGTAGTTAGTACCATACTCCAGGGCGTAATCCGGACGCTGATATTCGACGACCGGCTTTTCCCAAGAGCAGATGGGTTCAGTATTGGCGCTCGGAAAATGAGAGCTGATTCCGTTGGTGGCAAGCAAAGCTGCCGTGCAATCCGCAATCTGTGCAAGAAGCTCAGGATTCCATCCAAAGGTGTCGTCTCCGGTCAGCTGCTTGCACAGGACTTGTGCCGCTCGAAGAATTTCAGTGTCTTTGGATTCCTGCTGAATAGGTTTCGGTGCAGCAATTGTGACATTTCGTGCAATGACGTTTTTGGGCAATGGCTCATCGACCCATTTTCCCTCGTAAATCTCACGGGCATAGAAACCGTCTTTGTCGAATTCGTCAAGGCGAACCCAATGGTCGGCTTCCCAGGTCCTTTGAGCGATTCCGTCTGGATTGATAGTAACCATCACACGTTCATCGTGTGCGTTGTTTCCCCAATGGGTTTCAGAGTCATTGCCAAACTCCTGGATGAGAAGTTTCCTTGCAAGTTCTCCATCGGTCAGTGCAGCCAATTCTTTGATTCGTTTTGTGTTCATATTTTTCTCCTTTTTCTGTAAACAAAAAAGGCAGGCCCATCGTGGTGATGAGTCTGCCTAGTTGTATCAGTTTGTGAATTGTACGAGCGCTGAAATGCGCAGATGCTATCTATCGTACATTCACAATTTTACCGGCATCGCAAGCAGCGTCAAGCTGTAGCAGCGGCGTCAGCAGTTGCTTTTTTGGCTTCCGTGTATGCTTCGTAAGCCGCGTGATATTCACTCAGCTTAATCTGCGTAACGGTGTCTGGAACCTTGGTGCTGCGAGTTGCATATTCGCAGGAATAATATCCGTAGATATTTCCCTGCTCATCATCCCACAGCTCCGTAGTGATGCGGCCAGAACCGTTGAAGTCGGCCCACCAGAACTGGTTGGCAAGGAATTTCTTGCCGTTCACGTTCTTACAGACCTCATCTTCCCACAGGCAGTTCATGGGCGAACGCTGTTTGAAGATGACAAAACCGTGAGGGTCACGGCGTTTCATGACCTGAGATTCGTATTTGGCGAGCAGCTCCGGCTTCAAATCAACAGTCAGTCGGTCATTTAAAACATACGAGAGCTTCTCATCAGGGAAATATTTGTCGAAGAACTGCTTTGCAATTTCAATGAAATGCGCTTTTTCCTCCTTTGTCGCGAAATAATTCTTGTAGAAAGTGGTGCCGGGATTTACCTTAAATGCCATTTCAACCATTGCCATTACTCCTTTTCCATTTGGATAGTCCAGCCGTTCACATCGGAATAAACCGCATAGAGCAGCGTTGCGAAATTGTAGCCTCCGTCATACAGCGTATAGCGAAGGGAGATGTTCAGCGCAAGAGTACGTTCCTTGACGATGCCATCGCAATCGAGATAGCTGAACGTCTTTGTCGGATTGGTAAGCCATGCTTCACGTTCTTCATTGAACTTATCTTCATCGTATTCCACGATTTCCTTGAAATACGAATCGAACGTGACGAGCTTGACTGACGAGAAGACATCAGCCATCATTCCGCACTTTTCAATCAGTTCATCAGGCCATTCGACCTTGATGATTGCTGCGCCGTTGTCTTTCAGCTCTTTGTGAGGGCTGAGCGAAACGTTATAGCGCTCACTGAGAAAGCCGAACAGCCAGGACCAATCGATAGTTTTCAGGAAACTGGCAGCTTCCTTGGCGTCCATGAAAATTTTGATTTCTTTACGTGCCATGATATATCTCCTCACTATATTATTCGGTGCCGAATTTAGCCCACGCTTCTTCGACACTCATGTGATAAACCGCCTTAAACTGTTCTTTGAAATACGCATTGAACAATTCCTGGTGGTGAGGGCTCATGATGACTTCAAGAGTAAAGTCGGGGTCGTCAGTAGAACTGTTGCAGTAAGATACATAGGCATGAATGGTATCGTCCGGATGCCAGTCAATGTACATGTTAATCCAATCTGCATTTTCTTCTGAGTTCAAATCAAGGCCAAATGCCATATCAGCATCAAATCAGATAGGAACATAGACGTTAATCCAACCGTCGTAGATAACTTCCGCTTTGCCGTCGAGCACAAACCGCATCAGCTCAGCAAAGTTCTGCACCACAATCGAATCTTGAGTGCAGAGGTCATGAACCAACTCATTGTGAGTCATTATGAAATGCCTCCTTGTTATTTGTTTTTTGGTTTTATTATTTTTTGAAACTGTCGAAGAACCGAATCATCTCGCGGTTTACACCGACTGCGGATTCGGATTCAGGATACAGTGCTGCAAAAGCATGAACGGTTTCCTTCTTGGAAACAAACCCGTAGTCGTGGTGAACGCGCTCGTTTTCGAGGCATTTCTTAAACCCAAAAGTCTGTTTCTTGAGAAAGTCCTTTTTCCCGGTGCAGATATAGCACGGGGGGATGAGTTTGGAATAGGTTTCAGGCTTGATGAACTCAGCATAACTGTGATTCTTCCAGCCCTTAGACATATAGTAGTTCTGAAGCAAACCTACCTGGCCCTTGTAGATGTAATACATACCGCTCTGCAGGCCCATCGCGTCGATGACGAGCTTCTTGGCTGCCTCGGGTACGTTCTCTTCCAGTTCGTCCTCTACCGGCTGCATCTTGACAGGATAGCGGAGAATAGAGCTTGCCATGCAGGCAAGGAATGCGCCGGCGCTGTCGGCTACTACAAAGACCTGATTCAAGTCACCAACGAAATCTTCAGCACGTTCAGCTACAGTAGCAAACGCATTGATGACATCAGTGATTTGGCCAAAGATGTTGGTTTCAGGGACCAGACGGTAATCTGGTACAAAGGTGAGATAGCCTTCCTTAGCGAGCCAGGTTGCCAGGTTCTGATTCTGTTCTTTCCGGCCAGCAATCAAGCCGCCGCCATGGATATCGATGATAATCGGATGCTTTTCGGCATCGTTATCCGGGCGATAAACGTCCATGAAAAGATTCTGCTTGCCGCAAATACCAATCTCAGTGGCAGTTATGCCTTCATGAGGCATAACAGGCTGAGACTTGATAATTTCTTCTACATGGGTGCGTTCTTTCTTGGTGGCGGCATTGATGAAATTCATGATAAAAACTTCCTTTCAAATTGATAAAAAAATAGCGGCCGCCAATCTATAAAAAAATGAGATTAGTGGCCGCTTGGGTGTTATTGGAATTCAAATGTGTATTGGGTTCCTCTTTCGGTTTTGACAAAAATTCTGCTTCCTGCAAAGCCAATAGCTTTTACTGTGCTGGTACGCAGGACGTCTTGTTGCTTTGGTGTTGTTGTTTTGAATACGAGTGGCTGCCCACTTGACAGCTCAAGAGTTCCGACCCGTCCAATGAGCGGAAGAACTCTTGCGTTGAGACTCGTGGTGCTGTGAAGCACACAACTGCTGTTAATCCGCATCATTGTCCTCCTGATATGAACTGGTCAGATATCCACATCCGGGTACTGATTCAACACATGATTGAACCTGTTATCCAGATGTTCATCGTTTTCGTCCCGCTCGGGATAATCAAACTTTCCTTCCTCTTCTGCTGCATCCCCCAAACGTTCCATGAGTGCAATGACGCTTTCGAGCCAGGCGGAAGCCTTGCCAAACGTGTCATCCTCTTTTCTCTTGGCATAGAGCATGTCAGAAACTTCTTCGAGAGCCATTTTCTGCTGGTACAAAGTATTCCAGTTGATGTGCTCTACAGCGGAACGCAGGGGAGTTAAGTGTTCTGTTTCTGTTACAGTGTTCGTTACGGTCATCTTTTTATTTCTCCTTGTAGTGTTTAGTTACGATAAACGTCAGCAAAGCACCGCAAAATTCCAACAAAAAAAGCAGACCTCCAAACGGATAGTCTGCTTCTCAGAATTGTGAAATTATAGCGTATGTGTGCTGTTATCTATCATACAATTTTTATTGTATGCGTTTCGCACGAATACGCAATAACTATTTTTTAGAATTAAGAATCGGAATTTTCCGAACTGTTGCTGTTATCATCGGAACTGGACTCAGCGTTTTCGTCCGCCGTGGAATTGTCACCAGATTCAGCGTCGGTGTTTTCTTCTGCGCTTGTATCCTGTTCGACAGTCGAATCACTGTTGACTGATGCGTATGTACCAGTCAAGATGACGGGAACTTCACCATAACCCAGATAACCGCTAATCAGGCTGCCGGAATTTTCGACTAGGTACTTGGTTTCTGTCATGTTCGGGAACAAGTAAATATCCTGAATCGTAGTGCCCTTCACATTAGCGCTGTCAAAGGTATCGTTGCACGCCGCAACAACACTATACCCGTCATAGTTCCAAACCAGATAGAAGTTCTTGCCGCCAATTTCAACATCATAATCTGCATCTCGGAAATCTTCAAAGGTACGATACTGCTTGCTGGAATTGAAAGCGACAGAATCGTTGTTTGTCCAGTAGAGACCGGACGGATTGCCAAACAAACCATACAGGAAGTTGAACTGTTCCTCTGGCTCTCCGTCGGTCGGATAGCCGTCGAATTTGTCCGGAGTGACAGACGAATAATAGAGGCCGTCAAGGAACGCATCGCCGATATTGATGCCATCATCATTGGCTGCACGACCGTCCAGCATCAAGGTCAGTGAACCGCCGTTATATCCAATCGGATAATAGTCACAGCCGTCATCCTTGCTGGCAGTGTGAATGGAAAAATCACTGATTTCCTTTTCTACGCCTTCGCCTGTGGATTCTGCATTGATTTCACCAATGACTGTATCACCGTTTTCAAGTTCGTTCAATTTCAGATATCCCTTTACAGGCAAATCCCGTACATCCTGTAATGCAACGTCCGTGATATCCAGTGTCTTGCCGGTATCAACGCTGCGCAGCGAATAGAACTTGCTGCCGTCATCGTAAGACAAAGGACTCTGCCCCATCGGAATACCGTCCGGCCAGGTAGTGTCAGGATTGTCCAGCGTGCCGGGCGTGAAATCCGGGAGATTCGACAACAAAGACCAGGCATTGATGGGTTCCGGGGTCGGTTCTGCTGTCGGTTCCGGTGTTGCTGTGACGGCAGCCTGTGCTGCTTCTGCGCTTGCTGCTGCGGCTGCCTGGTCTTTCCGTTCCTGAACCACAGCTGTGGCGCAGCCGGAAAGTGTCACGGCGAGTGCCATGGCAGCTGCGGTGATATTGATAATCTTTTTACTCATGCGCGTTTTACCTCCTTATGTTTGCGGTTTTGCCTAATGCCGAGGAGTGAGAGACCCACCACGCCGATAAGCAAAGTGAGGAGTCCAAGTCCAAAAGCAAAGGCAATATATTGAATTACGTCGATGAGTTTAAGCCATTTTGCGACTGCAGCGCCTAAAACAATCAACAGGCCAAAGCAGCCGGTCAGATAAATGAGCAAGCCAAACTGTGCAGTTCTGCTAAAAAAGGGATTCAAGTGTTTTCATGATAAACTCCTTTCATACTTTTTATGGTATACAATTCGCAAGAGCCTGCAACAGGAAAATAAAAAAAGCTGCCCAACCGAAGCTGGACAGCCTATGTATGATTATGTATTATCGTCTGTTATCTCGTTCTTGTCTTCTGTGCTCACGTTCCTCGTATTCTTTTTTCTGATACTTGAGACGTTCATTCAGTAGGAAGGAGTTTTCATCGCGAGTCATTTGCAGTTTTACCTCGTACCAGCAGCCGTAAAGAAAGGCTGCCAGAATGCAGAAGCCAACGATTTTGACTAAGAGGTTGAAAAGAACGTTCACAATAACCGGGAAAATATAGCCGATGGCTTTGGCGATAAGCAGGATGAGCCCACCGAAGACAACGATTTTTGCGATTGTCTGAACAACGGGCGGGAAATCGCCCAGGACTTTGGAAATGGTATCGTTGATTTTGGTGATGATATTAGTGTTTTTGCCACCGTTGTTATTATTTTCTGCCATGTCGGTTCCTCCTTTTTGTGCCAATTATAGCATATATCTGTACAAAACGCTATATCCCACATGAGGAATCTCGATGTTTGAGCAATGGCTCAACAAAAAAATGCCGCCACCCTTTCGGATGACGGCAAGTGATGTTATTTCTTCACGGGGATATTCTGGTCAAGAATAACATCGAAGTTGTAGTGCGGCATCTTAGATGCATCACCACCAGCAGCTTCGAGGGTCATGTAGAAGTCCTCGTCATTCATAGCCTGCACGAGAGTATTCATCTCGTCGCAGGTATGTTTGAGCATAGGACCGCGCTTATTGCAGAACATCACAGCCGAAACAGGCTGAATGCCCTGTGCAACCATGCCATCCCAATGAGTCCGCAGCTCGGTTACAGACTTCAAAGTAGCAACGCCGCTCATGAAGTCATAAATCTTGCAGTGGGACTCGTCGATATGTTCCAGAACGTCGATACGAGTCCGGTTTGCATACAGGGGAAACTGGAGTTCAACTTCATTCCCAGTGTCAGCAACCAGACGATTGGCAAATTCCTGCGCATACTTTTCGAGGGTAAATGGCTCACTATCGAAAGGCTTTACGTTCTCGGCAATGGCGTCGAAAATCGTACGCCATCCCTTGTCACTCAAGTCGATATTGGACTTGTTGGCAAGGGTGTTCAGGAATCCGCGCGGCAGGCCAGTGATATCGACAGCCACAACGCCGGTAAAGGCGTTAAAGGACGGGTGACGAGCCCTATCCCAGATGGTATCGAACTGAGCCGTAGAAATAACGCGGTCACCGAGCTGAATATCCAAGCCCTGAGTGGGCATGTTGCACTGGTAGAATCGCTTCAAATCGTAACCGCCAGTAACCATACCCCGAGTTGCTTCGCTGTCAAGCAGGCCACATTCGACCTTGATAGGGATTTCATATCCCTCGTACTCCACAACGAAACGCTTATCCTGCCGTTTCTCCTTGTACGGCTGGAAAATAGGCTTGACGAGCACATCGCGGGTTTTGCCGTCAAACATACGATAATCGGGAATCAGGATACGGGCGGGAGCGACGCCGGTGGCATCAGGTGCCAGGTAGTTGCGGTACATGACACCAAAGTGCTCAGCCAGGCAGGTACGCAGTACATTCAGGCTGGTGACCCTGCTCTCAGCGCAGCTGCCGTTCTTGGTCAGCATGGTGCTGGCGGTGGCCTTGTCCATCTCCACATAAATGATGGTGGACGGTGCGCCAAGAGCCTTGAACTGCTCACGCATAACGATATCTTCCATAGGAATTTCTTCCTGCTCAGACATCGTCATGGTCGTGGCGAATGGGCCGTCAACGCGATGATAGGTGCTCTCGCCAGGCTCCTTGGAAGCGATGAACCAGGGATACTTGTTGCGGGTAGCAACAAGGATGAAGTTGTTCAAGCCAACGCCGTGGATGCACAGCGGGCCTTCATTGGTATGGTCGTTACCGAACTGCAGGCATTCCGGCAGCTTCTCCTTGGACATTCCTTTACCCCAGTCGGCAATAACCATACCAATTAGGTTTTTGTCATGTCCTTTAACGATAGCGACCAGCATGCTGATGAGGCCGATAGCGTTGGAAAAGCCGTTGTCAATCGTTTCATCTGCAGCAGCGCACATGGGTAAGTTCTGGCGAGATACTGCATCAAAGTACTTATCAGTGAGGCCAACATTGAACTTAACGTTATTCTTCTTAGCCATAATATAACCCCGTAACGTGGGGCTGTCGTGCTGCTCTCGAATTTATCTCCACAGCAATTAAGCCCCATATATGGGGATGTAATTATTCTTTTTTGTTGTCTGTTTTGCAGGAGCTATCGGCAATATCAGAAACTGCCTCTTTGATAGCCCCGAAAACATCGGTTGATTTCAGAAAGTTTTCTGCCAATCCTTTGATGTGGCTGTAGTTTTTGAAGACTTTCTTGACAAGAAATGCGCCAGCGATTGATACTACTGCCAAAAGCAGCAGAAATTTCGCGGCATCGGTCAGTTTCACTTGCTCCAGCAGGAGCGCGAGTATCACACCATCTTTGCTCAGCTAGGTCTTAATTAGACCGTGAACGAATGAACCATAGCTAACTGCATATTGCTTAGCTTTGGCTTCGTGGTTGCTAATGATGGTGTCTACTCGCTAAATTATGTTTCGAATCATGGTAATGTCCTCCTTGAAGGTTTGTAATTGTTATACGGTATATATAAATACGCTCTTAACGCGGCGTTCGCGTGCAGGAACATTTATATAAACACATTGACGCTGTGTACGCGTGCTATGTTGATTAGCATAGCAATTCTATATAATCAGCCTTTCCTTCGGCTGTCAGAAGTCCACATTCCGTGGGATGAATCTATATTAAACGCAGAAAATCTGCGGAAATCCTCAAAAAAGAAAAAGGACAGAAACCCAATATGGGCATCTGTCCTTCTTCCAGGAGGAATATGAACTATGGCAAATCAATGATATCTCTGTTACATTATCTATTCTATGGGTATCGCACACACCGTCAAGAAGCTGTATAAACTTTTTTGAAAAAAGTTTACCAAGCGAAGGCCGGGAAAGCCCACGATTTCAATCGTGGGAGGTGTCAACAACATTTTATCGGATTCGCACGTCTTGACAAAAAGAGCCGCCCACCCCGTGAAGGGTGGACGGCAAGTAGGTCAGGATTTAATATACAAGGATGTTCCCTTGAACGGATTCAAGAGGTCGGGCTTGTACTTGGTGCGGACATACTCTGCGATTTCGGTATCCGGCATTGCGTTCAGAACGTCAAGCCAACATTCAGCATTGATGGCCATGAGACCACCCATGCTAAGTGCATTTTCACAGTGCTTGATGTCGGAGGCAAATTCGCCGTGAAAGTCACAGGACTCCGCAGCCTTAACGATGCGGTCAAAGTCGTACATTCCGAGACCTCCTCACTGGCACATTGCCTTGAGGTCGTTCTCACTCAGAACAGGCACACCCAAAGCGTTCGCCTTATCGAGCTTGGAACCGGCAGCTTCACCTGCAACGAGATAGCTCGTCTTCTTGGAGACACTTCCGGAGACTTTGCCGCCATGCGCTTCGATATAAGTCTTGGCTTCATCGCGGCTCATGGAAGGCAGTGTACCGGTAATAACGAATGTCTTGCCAGCGAGCGGCGCAGACTCATCATTGGCACCTGCCGGAGTATAGTAGTCAAGATTGACACCGGCATCATGCAAGGTATTGACTTCCTGCTTGAACTCAGCGCTGGAAAGCATCGCATCGAGCGCAGCATAGATAGCGTCAGAGAAACCGGGAATGTTGTACTCCTTGATGGTATCTACATTGAGCGTGGACAGTGTCAGAAGGTTGCCGTTCGTAGCCTTGCATTGAGTAAACAGCGCACGAGCAACATGACCGCCGATGAGACGGTAGCCAAGGCCCTTGAGGACGCGGTCGGCATTCTGCTCCTTGGACTTTTCGATGGCAGCAAGAACCTTCTTGGCAATCTTCGCGCCATACATGTTGGTCAGTTCACCTTCCTCCTCATAGAGCCAGTACAGGTCAACGGGGTTCTCAATGAACCGGCTGTCAACCAAGTCCTGAATCATCTGAGGACCAAGTCCCTTGATGTCCATGCAGGGCTTCGAGGCAAAGTGGATAACGCGATTCACAGTCTTTGCCGGGCAAGCGTCATTGGTGCAGTAGAGGTCCACAGAACCGTTGACCGGTGCGATAGGCGCACCGCAAACGGGGCAGACCTGCTTCGCCATGTCATAAGGCACAGCGTCTGTCGGGCGCTTTTCCAGCTCCACCATCGTGATTTTCGGGATGATGTCACCGGATTTGTGCAGGACAATCGTGTCACCGATACGGATATCCAAAGTCTTGATGAAGTTGGCGTTGTTGAGCGTTGCACGCTCCACACGGGTTCCGGCAAGCTGGATAGGGTCAAAGACCGCGACAGGAGTGACGCGGCCGGTACGACCCGTCTGCAGCTGGATGTTGCGCAAGACAGTTCCTTTTTCCTCTGCGGGATACTTGTATGCAATAGCCCATTTCGGGGTTTTGGTGCGCTCGCCCATCTTCTGGCGAATGCTCAGTTCATCGACTTTGATGACTGCGCCGTCAATCGGGTAATCGATATCATAGCGTTTTTCCTCAATGTCGTGAATGGCTGCCAAGATGCTATCAATGTCATTGCAATGAGCGTAATAGGTGGTCTTAAAACCGCAGATGTCACGCAGATAGTTCAGCTGGTCACAATGATACGGGCTGAACTGTGCTGCATCACCATTGTTGACGCTCTGAACATTGAAAACGAACACCTGCAGATTGCGTTCCCGTGCAATAGACGGGTCAGCCTGACGCAGAGAGCCAGCAGCGCAGTTGCGGGGATTCGCAAAGAGCTTCTTCCCTGCTTCCGCCTGCTTTGCATTGGCTGCTTCAAAGTCCTTTTCCGACATATAGCACTCGCCACGGAGTTCGATTTTGCCGATACCCTTGGGCAGCTCGATGCTGCGAGGCAGGCAAGTGAGGGCTGCGACATTGGCGGTCACATCCTCACCGACATGGCCGTCACCGCGCGTCGAAGCCTGGGTCAGATAGGCAAGACCATCGTCAGAACGTTCGTAGACAAGAGACAAGCTCAGACCGTCGATTTTGCGCTCCACAGAGAAGGTCACATCGGAGTATTCAGCTTTCACCGAATCCACAAAGCTGCGGACCTCATCATCGGAAAACACATCAAGCAGAGAAAGCATCGGTACACGGTGTTCAACCGGAATACCGAGAACACGCTTGCCGCCAACAACCTGTGTAGGGCTGTCAGCGGTCACGAACTCAGGATGTGCCGCTTCGATATCACGAATCTCGTGCATCACGGAATCGTATTCCTCATCCGTTACAACCGGAGCATCCTGCTCATAGTAGGCGGCACTCCATTCTTTGGCTTTGGTGCAGAGATTATTATAATATTCCTTGATGGAAGAAATAGACATGTTGTTAGACATAACATTTTACCTCACATATGTATTGTTTTGTTTTTTTGTGAACCTCCCCACCTAAGCCTTACGGCTATAGACGGGGCGTGCGCTCTTAATAGTCCATCAAAGGGTAATGGTTTGAGATTCCGTTGTGGCCTGGCTGACATCTTCAATACCATCCACGAAAACTGTTGTTCTGATAAGGATACGGAAAGGGACGCCCTTTTGCCAGGTGGTGTTTGCACGGAGTTCATCCACCAGGCCAATCAGTGCCTGCATCTTGAGCATTTCGATGGTATAGCGAGTCGGAATCATGGTTCGGGTCGTCTCGAGATAAAAATGCCGATTTTTCTCATTGTATCCGAGAGAATCGTTCGTAACATCCATTTTTGCAACAACGGTGTAGTCGCTCTGTGGGACATCGTTGAACGGCGTGAGAGAATCATTGAGAATCTGCATGCGAGCGTCGAACTCTTTGATGATGCGAGCCTTCTCTTTCTCATAAATCTCGTTTGCCTGTCGAACCTGCTCCCGATAGCACTTCACGCACTCTTCTTTCGTGTAGAAGATGTTGACGGAAGTACCAGAGTTGCAGCGATACCCGGTTTTATCCATGGGAGCAATGACGGTTGAAGAAATCTTACCCTTATTTACCGGCCGAAAATAGACCGGAGAATAATAGATGGTTTTGCTCGTTTCTTTTGCATCCGTAACAACAACGGGGGTAGGTTTGATGTTACGAATTGGCCCTTTGGTCGGCTCCGCATTTGCGCGATAATCGCAAATCCAAGCCATTTTGCCGATGACGTTTTCAAGACCTTCGGCGTAATCGTACATACCGAGGTCGTTTGTCTGGCGTGGAGGATAATTTTCTCCGGAGCCTTTAATCATCAGCTTGACGGCATTTTTAGCGAGGTATTCATTCAGCTTCATGGTATTTTCCTTTCTTTCAACGAGCGTTTGTGAGTACGGCAACAACCAGCTCCTCGTAGTCCTCGATGGCACAGTAGATGTCAGCGAAACCATAGGCGTGGCCACGGTCGTAGGCTTTTTGCCAGAGGATGGTTGCAGCCTTTTTGGAAATGCTGCGTTTCGTTTCGGCTTTGATGTCTTCCTGAATTTGAAGTTCGATAGCTTCCGAGATGTGTTCGATTTCTGCATTCTGCGCCTTCTTCAGCCGAGAGCATTCCGCATCCCAGGCTTTCTGTCGGCGAACGACCTCTTCCCTGTTCCAGCGCACCGATTTCTCTTCGTCGATGATTTCACCGTCTTTCGGGCGTTTAGAGTTGGGCCTTGTTGGTCTTTTCCAAGCAGTTTCGAGTCGGTTGCCAAGATTTGTCCATACGTTATCCATAGTTAAACTCCTTTTTTGTACGCAAAAAGGCGAACCTCCCGGTGTGGGAAGTCCGCCCAAAAGCGAAGTGTGAATTGTACGAGCACACAGTGTGCTTAGTAGATGGTATCTATCGTACAAGCTAAATTATACGGGTCTCGCACGAAAGCGCAAGATTATTCATCCATTGCTACAGTCACCAAACAGCAAATTATATGCTTTTTCGATTTCAGAATCAGACATGGCCTTCCCTTTTTCTTCAATGCTGTGCAGAATTAGAGTCTTGTCGCTCTCCGCATCCGGCACGAAGCCAAGAATCACATCCAGCTTGTTGCGATTCTCGTCCTGTGCAAGATACTCTTTGATTTCGGACCACTGCGCATCACGCTGGTTCAGAGCGTCAACGTTCTGGACACAGAACGGGTACTCACTTTGCGGCATAGAACCAGCAAGGTATTTAGTATCGTCGCAATACATCTTGATAAGCCGGACAATATAGTTCCGCTCTGCTTTGGTTCTTGCAGTCAGAATGTTGCTTGCGCTCTGGTACTTGTAGTTATCCCCAACAGCTTCCAGCGACTCTGCAATCTGTCGAAAACTCAGCATTTCGTTTGTAGCCTTGTCATGCTGCGCCACGGTGGAAGCGTAGTATCCTTGTTCCGTTTCGTTTGCTTCTACCACGGCAGCGAGATTCGAGTCAATATGGATGAGCCGTTCACTGTTATCCCCTTGCGCACGAATTGTGTTGTTCACTTTCGCAATCCAACTGTCAGTTTCCGTAGCATCATCGCCCGCATAGAGGTAGGTTACAATATCCGGGTTAGTAGGGTTCGGAAGCTCCGCACAAGCCAAGGTCAGATTCCGTCCGTATTCTTTTGCCTGGAGATACATGTTCGGATAATCGTCTTGTATTGTCTGAGCGATTGCCTCAACCTCGGCCTCGTCTTTTTCAATGACAAGGCCGACAGTGGCTACCTGCTCTTCAATGTTGAGCTGCTTCAAAATATCCTCAAGGTCGAATACAATAGCTTCTTTGTTGTTTGTATAGAATCGGATTTTCATAGATTTTCCTCCTGGCAACAATAAAAAAGGCAGGCCCTCGGTTGGAAGGTCTGCCAAAAAACAGTTTGAGAATTGCAAAAAGGTCATTATGCGGCTTTGATTGCTGCGTTAATCACCGTATACGCAATATCCAGAAGCCGAAACGCAAGAACTCCAAAAGATAATGCTACCAGCAAAAAGCAAAACACAAATTTTTGTTTGTTCTCACCCTGGAAATAGTACATTCCAAAGCAGGACGCGATGAGAACGCAGAGAAACACAACGACCCAAATAATATCAGCCATTGTCCTGATTTTGATTCTGCTGAGTCGGCGGGGTCTTGACTTCAGCAGGAGCATTCGGAGTCTGATACTGAACATTCTGGCTCGGCTCTTTGGGAGTTTCGGGGGCCTGGTACTGAACAGTACTGGGGTTGTTCTGCTGTTCGGCTTTCTTTTCCTCATATTTGGTCTTGAGCTGAGAATAGGAATAGCCATCCTGCGGGATACCGTGATACTCATAATGGCCGAAAGCAAGAATCATGTTGAACACCGGATTCAGAAGGCAAAGACCAATCGTGAAACCAATACCTTCACCGAACGCAACAGCTTTCTTGTAGTTGGTAATAGCACCGATGATGAGGGCAACAACCAGGAACAGATTGCCGAGCAGCGGGATGCCAGACAAAAGGCTCAGCAAGACCGGAATCAGAAACAACCAGCCGTTCCCCCAGTAAATGTTGAATTCGATGTAGTTGCTGTAGAACGGGACGATGGATGCCCAGCCAGGCTGCCCGGCCTTCTCAAAAATTTTCCAATTGGCGACGATTTTGAGCACAAAATACGCTACCACCAGAAGAATCACCGTATAGAGCATACCGCCCAAAAGATTCAATGCGCTGTAAGAATTGTACATTTTATATTCTCCTCTTCCGGCATATGAAGCCGGTTTATTCCTTCGTTTCGTTTTTTAGCTGCCGCTGCCGCTCTGCAAGTTCTTTGCCGCGTCTGACCAGTTCCGCATATTGCTCTTCGGTCAGCTTGCGAGGCGGCTTGATTTTGACCCATTTCTTGGGCATATCTGCCTCCATACACCAGTCCTCATCCCGCGTGATTTTAACAGCATCAGGGTACTCTTTGGCAAGCTCTTTTAGCTGTTCCATACGAGCTTTGTTGCAGGTGTAGTAGGATGCTTTCTTCTCCGCATCATTGAATGTGATGATGGTTTCGCGTTCCCAGGGTCCATCAGATGCCTGCGTGGCCACTTTTTTATCGGGCATGATTTTTTTCACCTCAATCGAATAAAATTGCCGACATAGCAGGGCCTTCGCAGATATACCCGCTCGCCTCGGCCCATTTCGGCGTCATGAGCTTGCCATTTGCTTTCACAAGCACCATCTTCCGAGCAGAGGTATTCAGGAATTCCGCCGGAGCCCAGTTATTTCGCACAACGACGATAGCATTGTCGTCCGCGTTCTCAAGCATATGCTTCAGCTCTTTTACCGTCACCGTGTCACCTCCCGTTCAACACATCATCCAGTGCCTGCAAGAAAACTTTGGATTCCTCATTGATTCCGCCGCGACACAGAACTTTCGCAATATCATCAAATCCTACCAAGTACATATTTTCTTCACCCATGTACCCTTGCGGCCAGGGAACCGCATAGTAGTTGTGCGGAAAAGAACTTGTGTCATAGCCGACCACAATATATTTCTGGTCTGCAACATTTTTCACCGTCAGGATAGTCCCAAGCGGTAACGCGTCTTTCATGGAATGAGTAGTTGCAGGCATGATTCTCTGAATTTTCAAAACAGCACCTCCCTAATTTTCATTTTATGAGACTCGCACATTTGCGCAAGGAAACTGAAAACAAAAAAAGCGGCCGCTCCAAAAGGAACGACCGCAAAGATACGAGTCAGATATTATACATGGGAATCAGCCTTCCTGAAATCAGAAAGTTGATTCTCAGTGGAACACTGCACGAAAGAAGTTTCCTTGCGCGGATTCACAAAAGCGTCTGTGGTCGCAAACGCATTGCCAAAATCCATAAATTTTGTGCGCAGGGTACACCGTCTATAGTCGCTTGCGACTTAGGCGGCGAGGAATGCGCTGACTAAGAGTATATTTGAGGTACACTCAGTAAATGCAAATACCCTATGTCTCCTTTCTTGAGTTTTTAAGATACTTTATCCCACGCAGAGCGCATGGGGCTTATCGTTTTAATAATTTTCAGCTTTTTAAGGCTTGTGGATTTTTTACCGCTTTTTGATGGCGTTTTGAATTCTACGTTTACAGAACCATTCTTTTTGGTATGAGTGCCATGGACAGTAAGAATTTCCCCGTTGAGAGAAACCAAATCACCGGGATTGAGGGCCACTTTCTTGCGACGTAGCGCACGATAGCCTTTACGAATCCTTTTTCCACGGTATTTGTGCAAATTTTCAGAATCCTTTTTATGGCTGCGGTTGATTCTACCGTTGAAGAGCTCTTTTCCAGTAGCTATTTCTCCTGTACGAATGTCAATGTAGCGAGAATCATAAAACTTTTCAAGGATGCGATTATTACGCCTTACCTTTTCATAATGTTCAAACGTACAGCGGCAGTTTGGATGAAACTCGCCCATTGCATACGCATCGTTGTTATGACTCTTTTCAAGATGAAGGGCAATTCGCTTTTCCTTGGTCATCGCACCATAAGTGAATGTGACGAACGGCTTTCCAAAAGCAGCGTGAAGTTCATTAACGATTTGCCAGCGTACAGTGTTCATAAATGCTGCACCAGAAAGGTTGGCAAACTTTATATCTTCACCGAATCCATAGAGCTTGCCGCCTTTTTGATGGTTAGCTGGTGTATGGCACTTCTCGCATACTGTTATAAGCTCGCTGAGACTATTGTCATGGCGACCTTTCCAATAAAACATGTGATGCACGTGCAAAATTGCACCTTCACTGGCTTCGCGCCCACAAACTTGGCAGGTGTAGTTATCACGGTAGAATACTGCTTCCCGCAAGGTTGCTAAATTGTAGCGAGGGCCTTTTTGATAATCTGCGCCTTCTGGTGTAGCTTTACCTTCCTCGATTGCTTTTACAAGCATTGTGTCGAAAGAACCAACTTCAACGGTTGCATGCGTAATAGGCACAACTTCGCAATACATTTTAATGACATTGACGTTGAGTTCTTTCTTATGTTTAAGAGAGGGTGCAAGCCAGCCTTTGTCACGTTTGCGGTTGTCAAAGCGCTTTTGGCGGTAACGTAGCCTGTTTCTGCGAGTTCGGCGCATTCTACGGCAAGCATCGTGACAGCTTTTCTCGTCTTGCAATGTATCATACTGTGCAGATACATACTCGTGAGATTGGCTTTTCACACTGATGCCGATGTAGTTGTAACCGACGTCCTCACAGATTTCAATGGGTTGAATATTCGTTTCGCTGTCATACAGTAACTGAATAGTAAATGGATGATGCTTAATGATTTTTGCTTTTCCGTCTTTCAGAAGATGGCGCACCTTGCCAAGACGGATAGTCGGCATCAGGCGTTCGCCATTCTTACTGAGAACACAAGCGCAAGTGCTCATGCAAGGTACTCCTTTCGTATAATAGTTGTAAATCGATAAGTCAGGGCTTGCGCCCTGTGGTCCACATCGCCAATGTTGTTATACCGTTTTAGCCTTTCGACATGACGTTCGCACTTCTCCTACCCTTAGAGATGTTTAACGAGCCGTCCGCAGTGCTTACCACTTGTGGAGCATGAGTAAGGTGCCTATATTATTAGTACACAACGTAGTTTCCTGCCGCTGGAGCAGCAGACTTAGGCTAATCAACCGGGCTTACGGGTTGCCCTGCAAGCCCCATCTATAACCAGCGGACTGGTTAAGGCGGGGTTGTTGACGCAAACTAATCCGATTCATCCTGGCCCTGCTCACCATAAAGATGAATAACAGGTGCCGGAATAATCAAAGCACGATACTCGTGCGTTTTGCACTGTTGTACAGCTTGTACTTGTAAGTTTTAACAACCATGCGCATAAATAGCGTCCTCCTTTCATTTGAGCTCTACTATTCATGATAGGCAATTCGCAAGCACAGGCAAACAAAAGCTGCCTATCCGAAGATAGACAGCAACTATTTTTTTACTTAGACACCTTTCACCCCACGACTAAAGTCGTAGAGCTTCTGGCTAACTTTTATAGCGATACAAATGCGTTAAGCACATATGAATCATTACAACATGAATGTGTCAATTCTGATTGTTACCCTCAGAATGTTTCTTTAGTGTTGGCCTTTCACCCCACGGTTGAAACCGTGGGCTTTCCCAGCCTTCATTTTGTAAAAGTCAGGAGCTTACCGTGTTCGCCTTGGATGTAGAGTTTCATGGCTCACTTTTCCTCCTTTTTCTTGTCGGCGTTCAGAATCTTTTCCAGAACGTCGTTATAAAAATCGTCAAGGAACAGACCGGTTTCTTCATCCGCTTCCGGAGCAGTGAAAACACCGTCTCCTTCAGCTGAATCCTGTACAGCGTCGAAGACACCGATTGCGCCCCAAAGCTCATCGGCCAGATGGTCATAGCCGAGGTCCTTTACTTTTGCCGAGAGGTCAATCAGCAGCATTTTCTGCCGAAAGAACTTGTTCATATCCAGGCCAATGTAGGGTTTTGCTGCGGTATTGCTTTTCTGAGACTTTACTTTGAAAATACCCCAGTCAAAATTGCTGTCTGCGCCGTACATATACCCGGATGCGAGGCAGAAACCTTCAGCAGCACTGTCCTCAACGTTGATACCGACTTCATAATCGCTGCCGGAATCTTCATCCAGGTTAATCGCAGAGCCTGTTGCCTTTTCGTACTCTGCCTCAATGTCAGCTTTCATGGCTGCCAGCAGGGCGTTGAAATCGGTATTCTGGGAAAGCAAGTTCATGCTTTCGCCTTCCTGGTTTTTAATGAGAATGTACATAGTATTTACCTCCTAACAATCAAATCATGCTATCAGACAATTTGTCGATAGCTGCCGTGATGGTTTCGTTTTCCATCTGAGCAATACGCTCAAACAGATGAGACCAGTCGATGGCATCATAGACACGCTTGACAAACGCATCATAGGTGCCACCGGCCTTCATCATTTCAATTTCAGACTCATAGCAGCCGGGCTCCTCAAGTATGAACTTGATATCGTCGGTTGGGTTGATTTGTATTGTTGCTTCGTACTCATTCATTTTGATTATTTCCTTTCTTTTATACGCAAAAAGGCGAACCACCCAAATGGGAAGTTCGCCTAAAGCGCATTGTTAAGTGTGCGAAGGGCAGGGTGCCTTTTCGATAACTGTTATCTATCGTACATTTTTGATTATAGGCCGTTCGCATAAATCCGCAACAAAAAACCGCCACCCAAATGGGCAGCGGTAATGAAAAATTAAATTTCAGCGCAGAACATCGCGAGTTTCTGCCACAGCAAATAGGTGCTGTACCTCATGCGTACCTTTTCAGGAACACCAGTAACCAAACACCATTTGTGAGCAGTGGCTTTGATGCGGGGAATCTGCCTCTGTTCGGCTTCGGTAAACGTCTTGCTGTATAGTCTGCGACGGCGTCCGGAATTCCAAAAGGCTCCTTCTATCGTTTCGCAAATCAGAGCGTACGCCAAATAGCTTTGGGCTTCTTCGTGAGTCAATGTAACCATCGTTTTCATGGCTGTCACCCTGCCTTTCTCTCATTGCGAGCCATATGCAGCGCATAATCAAGCGCGTCAGGGTCATCGGCCAAGAATTTCGTTTTCTGAAGTGTACCAAGCTTGGGATGCTTCAGAATCGTATAGTTGCCATTGTTCTGGACAAGGGAACCTTTATCATAGACAAGCTCGACCTTTTCGGCAGGTACTGCGTAACGGCGAATGCGGTCACATTCATCCGCATAGTTGATGGGAGTGATATAGCCAACTGGCTTTTGTCTTTCCATCCCTGTCACAGTGACCAGAAAAGCCTTAATGGTCCGGGCTTCTTCCTCTTCCTGCTCATCATAGTATTTGAACGTGATGAACATGGGAGTATCTTTCTTGTACGCATCTTCCTCAGGGCAGAGATACGTTCCACAAGAGCGGCAGAACCAGAGCATCGATACGGGCTTTCCAGTTTCCTGCGCTTCTTTTGCATAGCGCTTAAAAATCTTTATGTCCAGCTTGAAATCCTCGGTGTAATGCTTCACCGTGCTTTTCACGATGAGTTTCAGGAAATCACAGATGGAAATAGCGGTCATAGTCATATTGGAAGTCATAATAAAAATCTCCTTTTTTAGTCAGCCATGACCTTGGAAACATTCATGTCATAGCGGTTGAATTTAGAAATATAGTCAAAAATGGTATTTACTTGAGCTTTTGTTGCGGTTTTGGTCTCATCCATATCGAGGAATGTATTGCCCATCGAAGGATTACGAATGGCAATCCAACCGCGTTTATATAGGAAATCGAGACCCTTGCCGCTCCAGTCATACGCCATATTGAGAACTTCATGGTCAGAAAGACCAAACGCTTCTCGATTGCGCATGATGATGCGGCCAGCCAGGGCAGCGTGCTCGCCAAACTCGCAGGCATACCAGGTGCCATCGGGAGCAATCAGACCATATTCGGTCAGCTGATGCTGAATGGGTCTATCACTGATATAGCTGTTGTACAGTCGCTGACGGCGTTCAACGGATGTGCCTTTCATGTTTGCTTCAATCCAAGAGGCAAGCTTGGTCCAAAAATCGGTTTTGTAGAATTCCGGGTTGGATTCCTGCTCAGGAAGCGGTTCTCCATTGAATTCTGCAACAAGGTCTGGGTGGGTAAAAAGCCATGCACCGTTGTTGAATGCATCAGAATAACCCGTTTTCCCATAGAGGAAGCACTTGATACCGTCATAGCTGCAATCGATATAATGATGTTTTGCATTGGTGCAGAGCGTTTCATAGCTATCAGTCATAGCAAAGCGGTCAACATAATTGAGCGGATGTGCAATCATATCCTCACGAATTTGATTGACCAGCATCCTGTGTTGAAGCTCCTCAACCTTCTGCCCGAGGGAACGAACATGAACATTGTCATCGACAAGTTCAAACTCATTGACACCAACAAGTCTTTTCCGGCCTTCGATAATGTCCTGGCAAACATGCCTTTTTTCTTCCTCGTTGCCACCCATCATGCAGGAGAGCAGCAGCTCCTCACACTTTTTATACGGCTTGTCCATATTCCAGAACCAGTCACGTGCAATGGCGGTGAGGAACTCACCATCCATACTGAAATGTAGTTGTTCACCCATGTTGGGTAACCTCCCCAATTGTTATGTGTTGTTCTCGACAAAGTCTTCGCATTCCTCGCTGGTCAAAACCACGCCGAAATAGGCAACACGCTTGACGGTGGTTTCCCACACGCGAACGGTGCGTGCCATTGGCTGAACGACCCAGGAATGACAGCGCCAGAGCCCGTCTTCGGAAAGAGCATAGCCCGTTGCAATAAAGCACCGGTCTTTGTTTTTATACCAAAGCCGTGCAGAATTGTAATGGCACTGGCAATCCTGGCCTTTCCTCATATAGCTGCTGCCATAAAAGAACCGGCCGCGTTTGAGGATTTTTGGGGCGTCTTCGTCAAATTCCGTCATGCAGACTTCATCCCCGCCAAATGTGAGGATTTTGTCATGCAGCTTCTTCATAGCATCGAGCGTTTGAGTGTCGAAACCAGAAGAGGTGTTGTAAATCTGGCTTTTGGTAAGCCGCATTTTCCAATCCTCGTTCATTGGGTTCCAATGAATCGGCGCATGCATCTGGTTTGCGGTGAGAATGGGGTGCTTAGAACTATTCCAGCCTTTCATTACAATTTCTCCCTGATAGAACGCAGACAGCTCAGGATTTTTGCATACAAACGGTAACGATTTTCGCCGCTCGGTACAAAGTCACCAAGCTTTTTGGAAATGAGAAGTTTATCAAATGCCTCCATAATATCAAAGACGGTGAACAGCTTGTATTGTGCATTTATATGATTCACACGGAACTCGACATCTTCGACAAGATGCCAATATTCCATGCCATACAACATCGCGCCGCTTTCGTTTGCTTTTCGGTCTTGCTCCTCGTCTGCATCGTCACACACAATATAGACACCGTTTTCGTCGAGATAGTTTTCGAAGACGTCGCAGATATCGGAGGCAACAGAACGGATATCGGAATTTGCCTTCACCTCAGTTTCAGGCTGGGCGGCTTCAACTTTGTACTCGATACTGTCGTGACGAAGTGACTCTTCGATGCCATCAAAAACGATGTCCGCGCAGTCGTTATCATCCCGACACGCTTCGAAAATGTTTTTGACGGATTCGATTGCCTCTTTGGAATCGGAGTTTCCCTCAACAGAGAACTCCAAAGGAACCAAGGCAACAACTTTGTATTTATTCTTCATGATTTTTTCTCCTTAGTTTAACAGGATGCCGCAGCATTTGTTCAAGGCAAGTACGCTTGCAGCGAGAACAGCAACCTTCTCAAAGGTAATGCTCTCCGCAATTGCACAGACGCTCATAACAATGAGCAGAACAGCTGCCACAGCAGATACTATTACTATCTGATTCTTGATGCCGGTTTTCATGAGCTTTTTCTCTTTCTGTTTATGCCCTTATCGGAGCATATCAATGATTTTTCCAACCAACTCATCATTGGTCACGAACTGATTACGTCCTTTTGCACCGAGCGATACAGAGGAGTAATCTTTTATACTGGCGGCATAGCGAACCAGGTTCTTGTCAGACAAGGGCTGATAGCAACTCTTTTCGGTGCTGACGTAAACGCACTTATTGTTGAGAACGTTCTGAATGTGGCCTGAGCAGCCAACACGCTTACCGTTGATGATGATGTTGTGTAGGTTATGGGTTAGCATAAGGTCTTTGCTTTCGGTTTCTTTTACCTTTAACTGGTTCAAGAGTTTTCGGGACAGATAAACGGTTGCTTTCATTGTGACTTCCTCCTAATTCAAATGAAGTATTTGTAAGCGGCAGTTAAGCGTTTGCGGTACAGGTCTAACGTGGTCAGCCCTCCTGCATAGACTTTGCGGGATGAGATTATCACGTTGGTTCCTGCTTCCATATGGGAGAAGAACATCGAAAGGCAATCTTCCAGGCTGTCGCTTGTAGTAAGAGTTTCGTACACCGGATACGAGTATTTGGCGGCCTTGCTGTATGTGCTATTGAGCTCATACACGAAGAACATCACCTGTCCCGTAACGGTGTTGGGGTCATAGCCATTGCCATAACACCAGTTGAAAAGGTCTGTCTTTCGGCTATAAGTCCATTGCAGGAGTCCATAGCCGCCATCCGAAGGGTTTTCGGCCGAGGCTTTAAGACCGCTTTCCATCGACATGCAGCCCATCACTGCGGCAGTACCGGCCTTTGAAAGGCCAGCGGACCGCAGAGCTGTGTAGATTTCAAGCTCATTGTCGTTGAGATTATCTGGAATTGTTTCGGGTTTCGGTTCAGCTTCTTCGATGGCTGCTTCTGCGGTCTCAATCCGTGGTTCCGGTTCTGCAGCATCGGAAGATTCGACCTCAGCAGTTGTAATTTCCTCCTGTGCTTCTTCGGAAGTTTCCGTTATCGGGAACGCTTTATCGAGCTCATTCACCGTTTCAATGGGAGTGGAAAAAGCGATAGGTTCGGTTTTGGGAGCTATGTTTTCCTCTGCGTGTGCAGGAACAGAAAGCATAAAACCCATGCAGGCGATGATGGTAAAAATACACATCACCGCGACGACAACCAGGACATGCTTGTTCCGAAAAATGCTGTTATTATTCTTTTCGACTTTCATTTTGTGACTCCTTTTTTGTGTCTTTTCCTTGTAGCGGAAGATTGTGATTTGAGATTTGTGGTTTGTTTTGAATTCCTCCTTTTTCTGTAAACAAAAAAAGGCAGGCCCATCATGAAGATGAGTCTGCCTTGAATGAGAACAGAATTATGAATTGTACGAGCACGCGGTGTGCAAAGTAGATGTTATCTGTCGTACAACTTTAATACTATGGAATTCGCAAGGATGTGCAAGAGCTTTTGATGTGCTTCTTTTTCAGGCTTCGTTAAGCCATTTCTGAGTGATATCCATGATTTGATTCTGAAATTCCGGGTCCGGCAAGGTTTTGCTGTCTGCCCAAATTGAGTTACGGACGATTGGGTAATCGTACACGACGCCGTCAACGATATAGGGCCAAAGAACAACTTCACCACCCACAAGCCAGAGCTTTTGGACTTTGACAGGCTTCTCATATCTTGTGAGCCAGCATTCACTGGTCACGACAGAATCCGCCACATATTTCTGTGTTTCTTCCTCAGTTAAGAGATTCGGGTCTTCGTCCTTGATGTTGTACATTCGGACAATGAACGGTAACGGCATGTCCTTGGAGTATTTTTTGTTCTGACGCAGCTCAGCGAGCAGGAATTTTGAGACAAAATGCGCAATGCCGATGCTGGTCAGGCAGTCGTCAAGGGTATGCCCAAGACAAATTCTTGGGATTTCCTGGTCCTCCCCTTTCATCCGATTCGTTGGTATCTGCGGAACAACATCGTCCGGCAGGCATCCGGTGTCTGCCATGATATGATAAAGAATCACGGTTATTTCCTCCTGAAATAAAAAATAGCAGGCCCTCAAGAATTGAGAGTCTGCTTTGTTTGCACGATTTATTCTATCGTGCAGTAGATGTTTTGCTTGGTCCGCACATGCAGCCAGCCCCAACAGGCATCGTTCAGAACGTCTTGTCGTTGGGAACTTGCAGATACATCCAGGACTGTGGTGCTCGCTTAACGCCAAGCTCTCGTAGTGACATATCCATAGATTGGATGTCAGAGACGTTCCAACCATATAGAGTGCCAGACTTATTGCCGTATGCAATCAGCTCGTTTGCGGTAAGGCAGCTATCCTTGACGAATCGAGCGGTCTTTTCGGTTACTTTTGTGCCAATAGCATATGCCGGGAGTTCACGCAGACAGTCGAGCGTATCGATGTCTCGGCAAACAAATGCAGCAGTTACTTTTCCGGCACCACCATCAGCTTTTGTCTCGTAGCAAAACACCACAAAAGGATAGCTGATTTCCCACGGCATGGTTTTTCGGACCTCAATGGTCTTTTCTCCGCTCAGAATCTTTTCAAGCCATTGCTTTTTGATGCTGAGAAGCACCGCTTTGCTTGAATTGGTTTCGAGAGCATTATTGATATTTGGATTAAGCATTGTCATGCTCCTTTCACGTTTCTTACAATAGCCGCATCGGCTTCGTTTTTGCTGTTGGTAAGAACCAAGGCCGGTTCAATCCAACGGACTCCGAGTCTTGTGCGGCCTTCCCCGACCCAGTAATGATGCCAGTGAGCGCGGCGCACATAAGGGCGAACGCTGTGACTGCTGCCACAATGGGAAAAGCTTTCGGCACAGGTTGCATTAGCAGAACGCATTTGCTGCTCAAAGCTTTTCCCGATAACGTAACCGACATCAAAAACAAAAATAGCGGCAGAACAGCAATGCTGCCCTACCGCATGAGTAATGGGTTGTGATTCATTTGTTTTTTTGGGAACGTTACCATTTATGGAACGGGTTCAAAAGTCCGGGACGGTATTCGTTATCGACATACATCTTGATGTCGTTATCGTCCAGGGCATCCAAAATGTTCATCCAGCATTCCGCTTCGACGCGCATTTCACCGTCCATTTTCAAGGCCCTGTCGCACTGAACTAAGTCTGCTCGAAAAGAGTTCACATAGAAGCAATCTTTTGCGGCAGCTGCGAACCTGGTGAAGCTGTTTTTGGTATTCGTCATGGTATTCATCCTTTCTAAAATAATTTTGTTTCTAATCAATACATACAAAAAAAGAAGCAGGCCCTCAAAAGAGAGTCTGCTTACAAGCATGACAGATTGTTAATGTTCAGTTAGGAGGTAAGTGATGGTATCTGTTATGCAATTATTATTTTAGGCGGTTCGCACATTCGTGCAAGTGGCTTTTTTAGCTTCGTCTGTTTTGTGGTGTGGCGCTGGTCCAACCTTTGGGCTTGGTTTTTTCAGAATCGTCACCTTTGAACATTTCGGATACTTTGCTGCCATCATCTTCAGCGTGGGCGATGTATTCAGCGGCAAGAATCTCATACTGGGCGCGGGTAATCCCGGTTTGTTCTGTAAAATTTATGAATTCATGTTCAAACGCCAGGCTGAGTGTTATCAGAACCCGATTAGCCAGTTCTTGCCGGAATTCATCAACGGTGCCATCAAATTTTATTGTGCGGTCGTCATCATCATCTGTGAAATCATCGGCCGCAGTATTGACGGCATCGCTAAAAAATGTAGTCATATCGTATGCCATATCGGAAGGGCTGATGTTAGGGCTACCATTCGCGTCTTTTTCGTTCAGTTTAACCTGGAGTAGCCCTTGTATGATGCTGTAGCGCATCAGAAGCACTGACATTGTTGATGTTGGCTCGAAATTTTCAATTTCTTTTTCAAGAATTTTCTGCTTGTTTGCGATTACTTTGTAGTTTGCTTTCATATGAATCTCCTTTAAGTGCCCATGACGCGTCTTACTGTTGCAATTTTTATCTCACGTTTCCCTTCCGGCAGCACAAAAGTTGGCTCAATCCAGCGGACTTCTAAGCGAGTTCGACCTTCTCCAACCCAGTAGTGGTGCCAATGAGCACGGCGGACATGTGGTCTGACCGTACGGCCTGTGCCAGTTGCTGTGGATTTCTGATATTCTGCACCGGAAACCAGCTGCATTTCAAAGCTCTTGCCGATTACAAAGCCCACATTGTAAGTTTTGACATTTACTTTTTTAGGAGTAGCACCGGGTTTGGAAACAAGGACGGGCCGCTTCTCTTTCGGGATTTTTACCTCTTTGATTTCTGCGTTTTTTGATGCAAGATAATAAGCGGCAGAGACCGCGATACGAAGATACGGCTCAATACCGGCGTTGAATTCTCGCTGCTTTTGCAGCTCTTCCTCGCTGAGAACGGCACCTGGTACGTTTGAAACCGTGGCGTCATTGACAGTTGCAGAATCAGTTCCGTTCTGAAATGCCTGCTCGCGAGCATCATTGTTGCGCCGATAAGATTCAATCAGCTTTTTGCCGTTGAGACACCACTGCATGCACTGGCAAAGTTCGATGTTATCGACATTCGGGTTCGCCTTAAAAGGAACAATCAGGAAGAGCGTATCCACATCATTTGGCCCGTGGGAAGCATCGAATTCAATGTGTACGAACATCGCATCATGATGAGAGCCAGTGGGCAGATTCATGACAAAATCTCTGTATGGCAACCGCATCATAATGTCAGAATAAATAGGTGCGTCCTCAGTCTCAGCCAATGTTCTGAGAAACTCCGGCGCAAAATTATATACGGTTTTTGCTGCACGCCAATAGTTTGCGACGTATGCCATCGAAAATTGTGCGGCAAGTTCCCCATCCATCGCATCGGCGGCAATCTGACCGTTTTGGATAAGGCGGTGCCCAAGCGGAATAAATTCTTTCACATAATAGTCATAGCCCTTATCCAGCAGCTTGTTGGCCCCAGAATTCAAAAGAAACTGACTGCTCTGCTCGGCATACCAAAGAGCGCTGTTCACAATGATATTGTCCACAATGATACCTCACTGCCAATACAGTTTTATTGTTCCGTCAACAAAAAGAATCTGGCTGTACTCCTCGCCGTCAAGGACAATGCAGCGGTCCGCTCCGCGCTTGTGAGCGCCGGTACAATACACAGTTTTGTTATTGATAGCCGGGATGGACGGTGCCTTTGCCAAAACCAGCTGACCGCGCATTGCGCAGATATCTAAGAAAGAAATGATGTGGTCGCCCACCCCGGAAAACCTCCAATCTTGTTCACAGTGCTTTGATTTGGAAAGAACCTTCAGCACGCGGCAATGGCTCGTCTGTGACTTTCAGAACGGAGCTATCTCGTTTCTCTGTCGCGTATCGAATTGTCTTGAGAATCTCATATGCCAGTTTGCTGTTATAAGCGAGTCCTGAATTGGAAATACCAAAGTTTCCGTTCCAGCCAACGCCAATCTTTTTAAGCTGTGGAATCAGAAGGTCTCGGGTTTCAATGATACCTACTCCATTCCAGCGGGCATCATGGTACGCCTGAAGGTGCTGCTCATCGTTACCAGAAATATCAAGTGCTTCATAGATGACGCCAAATTGACCCATCAAAACACGAGAGTATGTATCCAACGCATCGGCAACGGCTTTCCAGGAAGAGACATCTAAGCTAACACTGTATTTATATGGAGCGTCCTTTCCCGGCAGTTCCCGTGCATGATGCAGTATATCTTCTAGAATGTCGCTGCACTTGTTAGATAAACTTTTGACAGGTGCCGTTACGTTTACAGCTGTCAGAGCAGCGCAAGCACTTGCAATGTCTGCTTCGCTTGCTCCATAAGCCTCTCCAACCTCTTTGCAGATAGAGGAAAAATCGTTGCTATAAAACGTTATCATAACAGCAAGAGCGTGCAGGATGAAAGAGTGCTGCTTGCTCGTGAAATCAATGTACATACGGCAAAAATCCTTTCATTTTCTACACTTTAATTATACCGCGATTCGCAATTTCTCACAACGGAAAGCGTTAAATGGTAACAGTTTATACACATTCTTTTGCAATTGACATTCTCCCCCGCCTAAGCCCAACGGCTATAGACGGGGTACTCTGCCTTCAAATTTCATAGATGAATCAGTGGCAAATGAAGGCACTTTTGCTTCCTGGACAATTTTGTTGCTTTGCTGTATGATTAAAGTACAACAATTAGGGCAATACAAAAATCGATAACGGCGAGGTACTGACAAATGGACGCGACAATGCAGACGGTTCTCCGGCTCCATGAGCAAGGTATACCTAGAAGAACCATTTCCAAACGTGCAGGCATCTCATTGCAGAAAGTGCGCAAAATACTGATTACGGCCGGGGCCTGGTCAGATGAAACATCAGAAAAAATCGGGAAGCTGCGTGCGAACGGTATGTCAGTTCCTGAAATTGCAGAAGAATTGGGTGTAAAAACCAATACTGTTTGGAGCTATTTGCCATACAGCAAAGGCATGTATAATCAAGAATATCCGACCATTAACGCCATTCGAGTCCGAAATTCGAAGCGAAAAGCAAAAGAAAAAGCCCTCACCTGCACGGATACCGCACAGAATGAGGGCAGTGGCGCTTGCTGAAGGATTCGAACCTTCGGACAGTCTCCCATCGTCGGTTTTCTGGACCGATTTCATCAACCACTCGAACAAGCAAGCAGATGGCGCAGAGGGTGAGATTCGAACTCACATGCCGCGATTTCCGCGACGGCAGCTTAGCAAGCTGCTGCCCTACCGTTAGGCGACCTCTGCATAATGCACCTTTTTCACATAGGTGCTTGTATGACCCCTGGCAGACTCGAACTGCCGACTCCAGCTTGAGAGGCTGGCGACTTAGACCAACTTGTCGAAAGGGCCTTATGGTGTGCCGGGTAGGATTCGAACCTACGAACTGTAACAGACCTGTTTTACAGACAGTTTGCTTTGACCGCTTGCATACCGGCACATATAAGGAGGCATTAAGCCTCGTGGTGCTCCCGGCTGGATTCGAACCAGCTGCACGTGGCTCTTCAGACCACTGCTCTACCTGTTGAGCTACAGAAGCATGGTGACCCGTGTGGGTTTCGAACCCACAATAACCTCCGCCGTGAAAGGGCGGCAACTCTACCAATTCGTCCAACGGGCCATATATAGCCGCAATCCTGCGGCGAGGGTTTATGCGATGACAAGGATGTCATCAATTTTCGTATCGAGCATTGCTGCTAATATCACGAGGTTATCGATGGTGGGAAGCGCTGTTCCGGCTTGCCATTTAGCAACCGCCTGCGGAGATACACCGAGCATGTCTGCCACATCCTTCACCTTGATGCCTGCTGCCTTTCGCAGGGCCTTGATATTGGCACCTGTCTGCTGGATATCAATAGTAGGAACGTTCATTTTTCTTGCTGCCTTTCTGTATTGCAGGCAACAAAAAAGCTGCCTGCCGAAATCTCGACAAGCAGCTATGACATGCAGTTATCGCTTAGAAGACGCACCGCATCTGTACATGGTCTGTTTTTGCCTGTCGAGGAGTATGAGAAATAAAACTGCGTTCAAAGGACATGAACTCAGAATATTCGTAACTATACTCATACGACATGACATTAACAGTGTTGCACAGCATTTTGGGGTATCTCCTTTCGTTTCGTTCTGATATTATTATACCATGTTTTTGCACATCTGCAATCAACTTGTGGTTTAGTTTTTTGGTCTGTATACTCTCCAAAACAAAAAGCCGCCTCTTATGTGAGGACGGCTTTTCTTATTGTGGCAGGGGTAACACGACTCGAACATGCAACAAGCGGTTTTGGAGACCGCTGCTCTACCACTTGAGCTACACCCCTATATAGATACTCCAGCTGGGAGTCGAACCCAGAGTAAAACGGGACTTAAAGCCGCCGCGTTTGCCAGTTTCGCCACTGGAGCATATGGCGGGTTGTACAGGGTTTGAACCTGCGGCCCACGGATTAACGGTCCGTTGCTCTACCAGCTGAGCTAACAACCCATAAATGGCAGTTGTTGTACTGCCGGACATGGTACTCCCCGAGGGATTCGAACCCTCAAAACGGTGCGGTTTGAGCGCACTGTGTCTGCCAATTTCACCAGAGGAGCTTATGGCGGGCGTAGCAGGGTTTGAACCTGCGGCCCACGGATTAACGGTCCGCCGCTCTGCCTACTGAGCTATACACCCACAAAAGTGGCAGATAATGCTCTGCCGGGCATGGTGCGCTCGCGGGAAATCGAATCCCGAACACCCCGATTAAAAGTCGGGTACTCTACCGATTGAGTTACGAGCACTTGTCGCGCATCTTCCGTGCCTTGCTTATGGGAACACAGCTTTGAGGAATCTCACTTCCGATGCGCATGAAAGTGAGCGTTGGCCGAGAATGGTCGAGTCGAACAACCGTTGTCAGGGTGAAAGCCTGATGCCTTACCGTTTGGCGAATCCTCGAATATACATTATGTATAATAGCATACACTTTAATAAGCCTGGCTGGAATTCACTCCAGCGGCATTAGAGTGACCTGATTCTGATTTTCTGCATCAAAAAAGCACCCATCAGGCGTTGTGCGTCTGACAGGTGCTCATATCGTGCAGAGTATGGAAAACAACCGATACTTGGATGATTTTATTCAACCATCACTGCACTATGATTTGCACAAACAGACAACACAAAACAGCCGAAGAGATTCCAATTGCTCCACAGCTTTTGCAATTTATTCTGTTTGTTCATCATAGCAGCAAACATCGTGCAATTTTCCTTTCATCAAATTCAGTGTCTATATTATACAATGTGTAGAATACAAAGTCAAGGCTTTTCATAAAAATAATAGCAGGCCCACGCTTATTGTTTGTCTAGCTTCCAAGCCACAATCTGCGCTATTGCATTCGAGAACGGTATGCCCTCACACGAACACAATTCGCTTAAAGCCTCAGCCATCCTGGACTCATAGTCAGCCAAAGCCAGGTCGATGGGCACCTTGATTTCAGCAGAACCATTCGTTGTTTCCAGAACGGGAGTCCTCGTGCTTTTCCTTTTGACGCTCCAGTTGTTTGCCAGCAAGTAGTCGTACAGTGCATACGGATTAACTGCGCTTATACCTTCTCTCGATGACAGTATCGTATATGCCCGCTTGTATTTTCTGGTTCTTTCCAAGTCCCTTTTAGTTGGAGTGTGAGGGAGCCTGGTTAAGTCCATATTGCTGCGCAGGTCCGAGAGCTTTACTTTGACAGCAATAGAATTTTGCTGAATATACCAAAGATATTCAGCATACGATATACCCTTGCTATGGGTCAACGTACTCACAGTGTCAGCAACCTCTTTTGGAAACCCCGTTCTGATGTCTTCTATTGTGACGGACGTATCTTCGACCGTATCATGCAGAAATGCCACAGCCTCGGCTATTGGGTCACCTTTTACGCCTTCTGCTACAACCGTAACGTGCGCTTTGAAGTAATCCTTCCCTGCCTTGTCTTTTTGCCCGGCATGAGCCTTAACAGCCCAAGCTCTGGCTTTGGCAACCATCTCAATGTCAGACTGTTTTGTCATGGCGTTTCCTCTTAATCTGCTTTTTCTCTAGTATACATAACACTATTCGATATAGCAATCTGTTGCCTTGTGTTGCTCACAAAAACAAAAAAGCCGGGAAGCCCCGGCAAGCATGGCGGCCAGAGTGGGATTCGAACCCACGGACGTTTGCGGCGCCGCTGGTTTTCAAGACCAGTTCCTTAAACCACTCGGACATCTGACCATAAAAGGATGGGGCGGGACCGAAATTCCGCCCCACAGCAAGGAGAAAAAACTATCGATTACCGTTAGTTAGAGGATGGCAAATTAGTGGATGCCCAGGGAAGCGGCATAAGCAGCTTCACGAGCGGCAACCTGTGCCTGCAGAGCAGCGATGGAAGCGGCATAAGCGGCTTCACGCTTTTCAGCAGCAGCCTGAGCTTCAGAGGTAGAAGCGTACTGGGGTTCATTGCCAGCCAGAGTGCCAGCATAACCCTTGACGCCATCAGCGCCCTTGACAGTCAGGACTTCGTGACCACAATGGTCACAGACGTAAACGTTACCCTTGCGGGTCCAGTTGTGATAGCCACAGCTGGTGCAGACGGTGTACTCATTGCCCCAGGTGCCATTGGCAATAGCGGCGGCAATTTCACCGTGCTCAGAGACTTCAACGTTCTTGCGAGGAGCGGTCGGAGTAGTGGTGGTAGTACCGTTGCCCTTGTTGGAGCCGGTAGAAGTGTTGTCCTTACCGGTGTTGTCCTTATCGGGGGCCACTACGTCGCCCTTGTCATCGGGAGTGGTGGTGCCGCTGTCGCCGGTATTGTCGCCCTTATCGTCGGGTTTGGTAACATCGCCCTTGTTGTCATCCTTGCCGTCGTCGGGAGTGGATGCAGAAGTGGCTTTCAGGGTCAGGACGTTGTCGTGGATGTCGTCGCCCAGGTAGTAGAACAGGCGGTCATGGTTCAGGCTCTTGCTGGATGCGGTGTAAGTATCACCGGAATCCGTGGTCCAGGCTTCAACACTCTGACCATCAACACTGCCCGGGAAAGTGGCGGTGTCAGTTTCGGTCAGCACCGTGTTGCCGTCAATCTGATAGTTGATGGTGATGGAACGCGGATTGCCCTCAGCCGCATAGCAGGAAGTGATACCGTCAGCGGTGAACCACTGGTCAACTGCATCGTACGGCAGAGTGTCGCCGGGATAGTAGTTGTAGGTGTAGCCGCCGTGGCCCTGCAGGGTAATCCAGTAACCGTAGTCATACTGGCTTGCCGGGAACGTCATAGAGCCGCCCGGAGCCAGGTCCTGGGAAGAACCGTTGCTGAAAGAGAAATGATAGGTGTCGCCGGTGGCTGCGAATGCTGCGACAGGCAGACAAGTTACCATCATACCGGCTGCTGCAATCCCTGCGATTGCTTTGATGATTTTCTGATTACTCATGCTGTGTACTCCTTTGCTTTTTTGATTTTTTCGTCTATTTATCTGCATTTATTCAGATACCGGTTTGAAAGAAATCAGCCGCAGCTTTGCTGCGTTGCCCACCATCCGCCGCGTGGAGGCTTTCTCATGGATGGTTGACGAAGCAGATATGTGCTTCGCCAGTGTCGCAACCGTCTTCGCCACTCGACACAATTTCGGTTTGAATTTATCCCCGTAAAATCGCATGTCCATGCTGCGCGGAGAGGATAAAATTCTTCGTGGTATGGTTTCGGAGTTCCGCGCCTGATTGGCCGTACTACACGCAATGCAGTACAATACCCCAGATACCTTTGGCGAAAGGAAGCGAAAGGGTGTCTGGATGGAGAAGGGAGATGGCCTCGAACCATCGATACCCTGCTTTGCGGCAGGTGCTTTATCCAGCTAAGCTATCCCTCCATGATGGCGGGTCAAGCCCGCCAAATAGCGTTACGCAAACTGGAAGTCGCCGTACTGAGTCACGGCGCGTTCCAGGCGCAGAGGAATGGTTTTTGTGCTCTTCTGAGTGATGTCCTCGCGTGCTACCTGAGCTTCACTCACGCCAGCCGCCTGCAGGACTTCATACAGATTGGAAGGACCAGTACCAGCATAACCACAGGTTAAGCCATTAACCTGAAGCGTGAAGCCGTGCAGATGCGGTGCCAAACCCGGTACGAAATCGAGCTCAACAATGACCTCGTCGCTCTTGTCGTTTACACGGTTGACAGCGATGGCGCGGATGTTCCGGTTGCCAAACATTTCAATCAGCTTTTTTGCTGCTGCAGCGGTTTCTATGGTAGTCGTACCTTCAACATTGATAATTGCCTGTTCCATAGAATTCATCTCCTTCCTATTATCGCTTAATTTGGTGATGGAGCTTGATGGCAGGTTCGAACTGCCGACCTGCGCGTTACGAATGCGCTGCTCTACCAACTGAGCTAATCGAGCACGATAGGGTGTTTTATGCTGGTCACCCCTTGAGCGAGAAGCCAACTCGCATCCAGCACCATTCGGCAGCCACGCCGATAGATTCTGTATTGTACCCTCTTCACCGTTTTCCGGTCTTATTCGCGACTAATACCGGGACTTTCGAATACTTTCAGGCACAGCACCTGTTTGCCTATTCGTTTTGAGGCTGTCCATTAGCAATTCGACAGCGGACCACATGTGGACCATGCTCACCAAGTTTAACGTCGTGGCGTACGGTGACTGCGACGTGTGGAGCAAGTAGCGGGGGTCGAACCCGCGTCTCCGCCTTGGAGGGGCGGAGTATTAGCCGTTATACGATACCTGCATAAGATTGCGGGTGAACCCTCACTTAGCCCCGCCATGACATCCGTTTAGTAGGTCGTCATCCCCGGATGTCATCTTCACACCACCTGACAATCTTGCGAACCTCATCGTTGACGATACGCGAGAATCCAAGAAAGCGCTTGGGTGTTGGTCAACTTCAAATTTTGAGCCCTGTCGTTGATTCCCTGTCAAATCGGGTTAACGGTTGTCGTTGGGCTGTGTGTGAGACTGCGGCGAAACTTACCAGTTGCCGTGCAGCAATCTCGCCTTTACGGCTGTGTCGCGTCTGGATGCGCCCCGACTTGACGGGGATGCTCGTACGTTTGCATGCTTCTAAGACATTCGTCAGCAGCCGCAAGAGCCGCTGTCCGCCACCCGCCACGAGGAGGCCGCCTTAATGGGTGGCATGCTGTCCGCCAGATGTTGTGTATAGCATCGTATCATGTGATTTCGATACATCCAACGGATAGCGTCTGGAGCTGGAAATCGGACTTGAACCGATGACCGACTGATTACAAATCAGTTGCTCTACCAGCTGAGCTAAACCAGCAAATACAAACATTAGCCAGATGTCCGGAACACGGAAACATCTGTTGCCCACCGTCCGCCGCGTGGAGGCTGTTTGCTTGGACGGCTGGCGCGGAGTTACCCGCGCCAAATGGGAAATAAAGAGGTATGAAAGGAAGGATATTACTATGAAACGGATGATTTTCACGCTTCACCTGTGTCAGCTCAAATGAAGCCATGCGACCAAGATTGGGGAAAGGAAAACCTTGATGTCTCAGGAGCCGTTCCTCTTCCTGAGAACAATTGTATTATACCATATATGTGGTATTCGGTCAACGAAAAGACACAATATATAGTGTCTAAATTGTAAACAAACATTAAGATACCACTATATCTAGTGGTTGGGGCAAGCGCATCAAAAATGCCTTGTGGTTCCGGCAGATTGCAGGAAAGTCAGCAAATCTTTAGCCGAACCTACCATGGAAACCACAGCGCCACTTTTCGCGTACAGGTCGGCAATGGAATCTTCCTGCCCCTATGGTTAGTCCTTCCCAAGAAAACGCACCCACTGTGTATGCTTGATTGGTTTGCTGTCGAAAGCACAGTGCTCGTCATGATAATCCGGCATCAGTTTCCGCTGGAAACACCTCGTACACGCTGACATACAGCATCCCCGGCTTGTAGTCAGCGTACTCAACCAAGCGTTTTTGGTCGTATACTTTCACGTCAGAGTTATCGTCCGCTGTGAGCCAAAGATATTTCACATGTTCGGCATAGCGCGGGTCTTCGATACGATAGCTCTGCCCCTCTTTGATTTTCAAATGACGTGCATTTGCTTGGGCACGCGAAAACTCAACGAATGCGCCGTAGTCGCCAATCACGATTCGGTTATACCCGCTGGCAATGACTGTGCCGTTACTGGTTTCGAGTTTGGTCGTATCACCGGATACGTTGCACCATTCCGGCAGAGCTTCTTTGAACTCTGCTCGCACATCCTTAAAAAAGGTACGTGGAATAGGCTTGTATTTGTATTCGCGGGCAAGCTGCTCTTGATATTTAAGCATCCGAGCGCCGGCTTCCGAGATTTTGTGCTTCATGATTAACTCATCCACTTCTTTTCCCACTGGTCGTATTCGGCAACTTCCCGTTTCACGGTTCTACCATCTTTCTTGTATATCGTGATACGTTGTGCATAGTTTGCTGCGTGCTTTTGCAGCTGTTGCAGGGCCTCTTCCTCAGAGTCCGCTTTCGTGACGCCGCGATAGGAGCCACCGGAGCCTAAAATGTCAGGCTCATACCAACCTGTCTCATAATGCACAGTCTGTTTGACTGCTTCATCCAGAACAACTTTCCCCTGCTCACCGTAGTCACCCGTATAGCTGCTTCGGATGATTCGTGCGGCACGGTCGTTCTCCTGCTCTTCGTAGGCTTTGACAATTAAATCGACGTAGGTTTTGAACTTCTGCTCGTCACCTTCACGATGCGCTTCAATGAGTTTTCCAATCGTGACAACGTTGATTTGGCTCATGCTTTTTCCCCTCTTTCTACTACAATTATACTCTTCCGCTGAACTGAAAAGTGATTTTTTGTCGATTGTTAGCGGAAAATTCATAATTTGAAAGGGCAAAAGCTGAACGTTGGGACGTCCGAATTCGGGTTCTCAACCTGGTATTTGATGACTCTTTTTTGCGCCCCTAAAGCCTTGTATGTCTGCTCTGCATTCACGCATAAGCCGTTGGCAAAGAAGAGAGTGGAACCATTGCGTTCACTGATATTTTCGGCAGAATACATTTTTGGCTTTCTGATTCCGGGGTCGAGATGGATTCCACCGCGCATCAGCTTTTCAGCATAGAACCAGACATCAACACGGGAGAAAATGTAAAGCAGCTGCGTGGTTCTGAAATAATAGAGAATCTGGTCCGCACCACTCCTGTATACCCAGCCCGGGGTGTGCCATAAAGGGTCGATGCCATCCCGATACCGCCGCGCTACCCGTTGTTCGTTCAGAGCGTCAGGCACCATGGAGAAGTAGTCCACCGAGGTTTCCAGGTAGAAATTTCCGGTATTGTGACTGTCCACTTTCGCTTCCAGGCCAAAGGTCTTACCATTCTTTTTCCAGACAATGAAATCGGTATCTTTGTCTTGATATGATTTATCCTGAGTCACGTCATCGTAATGGCTAATGCCATGATTCACTTTGATAATCGGGTCGTTAAGGAATTTGCGAGCCAAGTCTTCTCCGAATTTTCCCTCATCAAGCTGCTTTGACATCTTAAACTGACGAGGGCTTTCTTCCCAGGCTATCATACTTTTACACGGCATCTGCCGAATTTTCAGGCAGCTGCGATACGATATGTGCAACGATACGTTCTGTACAGGCATTGACAACGGCGCTGGCAGTCCGCTGTTCACGCAGCGAATGGCAGAGTCCGTCGAGTTCGGATTCCGTGAAGGGATAGTCTGCCGAAGCAAGGAACTTCTTGCACAGTTCTTTCATGTCATCGTCGCCTAAAGGCTTGACGCGGTGTTTGAAAGTGAATCGGCGAATGAGGGCTTCGTCAAGGTTATCGACGCGGTTTGTAGTGCCAATGAGAATGACGTCATTCGGGAGCCGGTCAAGTTCCTGCATCAATGCGATGGTGACGCGGCTCATTTCAGCGACATCATCGCGGCTGCCACGACACATTCCGATGGCATCAATTTCATCAACACAAAGAACACAAGGCGTGCGCTTTGCGTAATCGAACACTCTGCCGATGTTCTGCTGTGTCCGGCCAAGAGCAGAATTGACAAGGCCAGAGAATTTCAGGAAAACAAACGGTAAATTCGCCTTGTGTGCAATGTAGCGGGCCAATTCAGTCTTACCAACACCAGGAAGGCCCGTCAAAAGCAAAGAGCAAGTATAGTGGATGCCAAGCTCCTTGATGGCTAAAGCTGCTTTTCTGGTGGCCAAGAGCTTGTTGATGACTGTTTCTTCCTCCTCGCGGAGCAGGAACCGGCTCTCAGGGAAATTCGTGGCATCCTCCGCAATCAAGAGGTTTTCCAGGTTGGCGGGCAGCTGAATCAGTTCCGGTTTCAGAAGATTCAACTTTCTGAGTTCGTTTTCTTTGAACCTGGCGTCCTTTTCGGGTACATTCTTTTCAAGCATGATTCGGCACTGAGTCTGCGCGTTTCGAATATCGCCATCCACCACAAATCGAATTAAATTACGTACGTCGTCTGTCATTTCATTTCCTCCTAAAAAAGAAATAGGCCGCCAAATGGCAGCCTGTTAATATGAGGTTATATTCTGATTTTTGTTTCTACTGCAAATAGTGTTTACCGTCGAAACAGAGAGATTATATTCAGTGGCAAGCGCCTGCACCTTCTCGCCTTCCCTGTGGCGTTTAGCAATCAGTGCATTACGTTCCGTGTTTTTTCGCGGACGGCCGCGTTTCTGTAAAATTCCAGCTCTGACATTTTCCTGATGAAACGTTTCATAAATCGCCGTTTTAGAGATTCCGTATTCCTTGGCAATAGTGCTGACCGAGACCCCTCTTTCGATTTTGCTTCGAATATCGGAATTCCTTTGATTGGTCTTGTCTTTCAGTGCCTTGTGATAGTATTCCTGACAGGTTTTTCCAACTTGGCGCATGTCCTTGTAAAGAGTGGATTTTGAAATACCGTATTTCTCACAGATGTCTTTTGAGGACGTTCCTGCCTCATAATCCGCAAGAATCGCCTTGCGCCTTTCATCCAACTTTTTGGAATTTGTATGTAAATGCCCTGCAAGGACGGTACGGACACTGCTTCGAGACAAAAAGTATTTTTTGGCGATTTCCTTATCAGTCATTCCGGCTTTCGCATCTTGAATCATAGCTTCGTCGAGAGGTGCTCTTTTTGCTTTCTTTGCAAGATTCTTTTCTTTTGCTAGGTCTCTCACCATGGCATAGCAATAAGAGCTTGAAAAATACGTTTCCTTGGCGATTTCCTTGACAGTTTTGCCAGAAAGATACATTTCCCGAACCTTTTCGCGGTCTTCTTTGACCTGCTGCTTCGCAACATCTTTCTTTGATGCAGCCATGCAATTATTCCTCACTTTGACAACTTTTACTTTTCCCTGGGCCTGGACTATACCGCTTCATGGCGCGATATACGCTTCCCTTTTTGAGCCCGTATTCTTCCGCAAGCTCTTTGACAGAAACGCCGTTTTTGTATTTCCTGACCATCTCGGCGTTTCTTTTCTTGCCAGTCTCGATACGGTTTTGGCTGTGGATTTGTCGGCCATTCTTTCCGTGCGCATGAAGAATCCGATAAAAGAGCGTTCCACTGATGCCGTATTTTCCCTGAAGCTCCGGAGATTTTGCGCCCATCTCATATTCATGAATCATCTGGGTTTGCCAGGCTTTCTTCTTTGCTTTTCTCTGCCGGGCCTGTTCTTCGTAAAAGTCCTTCAGACTATATCGGACAGTAGAAACACAGATTTGATACTTTTCGGCCAGCTGTTCCTGGGACATACCGTTCTTGGCATCCTCCAGCATCTTTTCATTTCGTGCCCTGACTTTGTCATGAGTTAGACACACGTGGGTAATCTTGTTAATCGGCATTTTCGCTATTCTCCTTAGCTCTGGCTTTTACGTTATACTGGTAAATCCCATTTTGATGAAGGATAAGGTAACCTAGTGAAGGGCTGATATTTACCTCCCTGCTCAACTCGATAATCGATTTTCGAGGATTTTTCTTGTAAGCATCAAGAAAAGTTTGGTTCCGCATCTTTTTCTCTTTTTTGAGAGTCGTTTCAATATGATTGTATTTTTGGCTTTCGTACTCTCCGCTCGAATGCAAGATTGCATAAATACGCTGCATGGAAATGCCGTACATCTTGCCCAATTCTCTGGCCGTCATACCGTCTTTATACTGTTTAACAATTTGCTCATTTCGAGTGGTAAGTCTCTTCCTCTTTTTTTCAAAATAACGAGGCGACTCCTGCGTACCTTTTAGAATCTTGTAGCACATTGTTTCTGAGAGATTATATTTCAACGAGATTTCTAAAATCGACTTTCCGTTTTTGTAATCTTCAATGATGCTTTTATTGCGGTTCATGCGTTCTTCTTTGTTTGACATAAAGCCTCCGATAAAAAGAAAGAGCAGGTTCAAAACTGAGCCCGCCCTAGCCTTTCGGTCGGATTTTGCCCGACCAACGATGTTTTTTGATGCCTTTCGTTCTATATTTTGTATTATATGCAATTCGCACAGATGCACAATGTTTTTCTTTCTGGTAATTTATGGTATGTGATGTGCAAAAAAAAATTAGACCACCACCCTTTTTGGGGTAGTGGTCTCGATTGCTATTGCTTTTGAAAATCAATCCAGTAGTTTTCCGGCCTTGTATGAGTGGTACAAATAGCTCGGATTACAATAGTAAGTTGCAGTATTAAAATCTGAGATGTCATCGCTAATGAACGAGGAAAATACATCAATTACATCCTGGACACCAGGAGTGCTAGTACAGTCAAAGATGATGCGCTGGTACACTTTTCCGATATCTGTATAAGATGGAACCTTGTAGTGGCAGTTAGACACCGTATCATACGTTCCTTCCGGCACAGGAAAAAGCTCACAAATTTCATCGGCAGATTGCTCAAAGCTCTGGCAGTGAAACACATCCGCTGAGTCGAGAATTGCCTTGACTCCGTTTGTGCCAAGAGCAGAAACCACATCCTTGCGATGATTCTTCGTAACGCGGCCGATATATTCAATCAGGCTGCAGGTATAAAAGACATCGTTTTTGCTGTAGGTTGCAGTTTCAGTCATACTTCAATCGCCTCCTTAAAAGAGAGACATTTCAAAGCGACTTCCGTGTGAAAGCTGATTTGATGCGTGGGATGCTTGAATTTTGCCAACGCCCAAAAAGCTTCACGGCTAATATCACCGCTTAGAAAGTCGTTGACGTAGTTCCAAATGGTGTCATCCGCCATGGGTCCTTCCACAATATCATAGTCATGATGTTTGCCCGAGCGACATATAGCAATAAAATCAAGCCACTCATCACTCATTTCGGGGAATTTCTTAATATTTAGCATGGGAGATTCTGTATATTCAAACACGTTGACAATACCACGAGACCTGCCTTTTTTTGACCAGCGAGCGGCTTGTTCGTAGTTGCTAGTGCAATAGAATCCCCATGAAAAATCTTTGGCGTACCTTGTTTTTCTGACCTCAGGGTTGCGGACTATTACATCGCTGCCATGATACAGAACCATTATTATCACTTCCTTGCATATATTATACTTGTTTTTATGTGTCAACACAATCATTTCGTATGATTTTGGTTCCTACGCTTTTTGCTGAAAGAACCCGAATCAAAGTTTCGTTCTAGGAGTATTAGTTGTTCGATTCCCCCGGCAGCCACTGCTGCGGATAAGCTCGAAGCAGGTTCTTTGGTACGCAGTCGTTCAGAGCGGAGTGTTCAGCAAGCGCCATATCAATGATGTAGTAATCATTGCCGTTGCGCATTACATCGACGCTCCACTGCCCTGTCAACTCAATGCGAGGAATAACCTTCTTCAGCTCAGCCAGAACAGTTTGAACGCTTTCGTGGTAACGCTGGTTCAGAATGTCTTCATGCATCTTGTAGACAACATAATCATGGCGTTCCTGTGGGCTGCTGACTTTTTTGAATTCGTTCTTCATAACATCGCTGCGCCAATAAGGACTTGCGCCAAGGATTTCCTTTGTATCAAAATCCACAAACACGCGATATTCAGTGTGCAGCGGCAAACCGTTGTAGATGGTGGGGTTATTTTCTTTGTCCTTGATGTATTCTCTGACGACCCACTCGTTCGTGGTGTTCGCGCCGTAGAAGCAGCGATTGTTCAGAGGGGATGCCATCGAGCATGTCAGATGATTCAAAAACAAGAAATACTCGCCCATCTCATTGATTTCCTTCGGGTTATGGATATGAGCGTTGCGGAATTCGTATTTGGAAGAATACGTGCCCGTTTTGATAAAATAGTCTTCGTATCCATCAAGATGGAAGACTTTCTGGCAATAACGGTTCACGATTTCCTTTGTAACGGGATTCAACGTCTCGAAACCAAGGCGGGTAAGCTGCAGCATGGTGATAGGTACGCGAAGAATTTTTGTGTCCGGAACCTTGAAAAATGCGCTGCCGTACAATCCCTCTACCAGAGGAGGAAACCAGAAGCCCATAGAGTTGGGGTTCATCTCAAGCATCTGATAAGTGAAGTCATCAAGGTCGAGGATGTCAAGACCTTGACGGAACATGTTGTAGTAGAACATTTTTGTGCTGTCGTTCTTTGCATTCTTGTAGCCTGCGTAGTTTTGAAGCAGTTCCTTGTACGACGGCTCAGAAATGTCAATCTTCATCAACTTTCCGGTGAGCTGCGGACGGAGTTCTTCGGGGTAGCGTTTCAACTCCTCGTTTGTAACCTCTGTCATAAAGTCGCGGTTGGCAGAGTATGTCACATAATAGCCACCGCGTTCCGCGTTGTAGATGTACAGACGCGTTTCAAGCACCAGTTCTGTGACGATGCGGTCAATGAGCGAATTGAGTTCCGGTGGGAAGTAGACCTTTTTGTCGAGAATTGCTTTGACTGTAGCTGTATCCCACTGGAGCATATTTTCATGCAGCTCTCCGCTTTCAAGAACCTGTGTCTTATAGACCTCATCAAAGGTTTTGAGGGCATCAGGGTCAGTTTTGAGCATTGCTGCAAGCTCCTCATAGGAAAACGGCTTATCTTTCTTATCGGTTAAGATGGCGCTGATTTGTTCAAATATGTCTTTTGTTTCAGTCATTTGTGGTCTCCTTTTCTAAAAAAGCCACCGTTTCTGTAGGAAAACAGTGACAATGTATAAGTGATATGGTTTAGCTTGCAATGTACAACTCGCTGTTGGAAATGTTCTCCAGCCAGTTTTTGTTCATTACATTACCAAAACGATATTTCTTCTGCGACTTGTAGGACCAATCGCAGCCGGAAACGACATCACCGATGGCGTTCAAGTACAGCTCGCCGCTGTAAAAGTCGATATCGCCGGTTTTGTTGAATTCGTATTCGAGCTTGTCTACATGAGGTTCACGCTTCTTATAGATATTCGAATCGAGATTCTTAGCACGCCCTTCGTTCAGTAAATAAGCCAGATGGAAGTCCGTTACCTTATCGTTACGGTTATATTTCAAGCCACTAAGGATTCCGGAAATCGCCGTTCCCCTCCAAAGGGGTCTTGACTCCGACTTCCACATTGTTGTCATCCCCACCCTCGTACTCCATCTTGTAGGTGGGTTCTGTACGGTCATAGTGCGTGGAAATCAGCTTCTTTAATCCGAGTTCGGCGAAGTTCAGGTGGAAATACCGCCAAAAAGCAGACCATGTCGGGTCATCACAGTTGCAGAGTACGACCTTGCCTGCGAAATGCTTTTTGTAGTGCCGCAGTTCCTCTGCAACATCCTCGATTCTGGTATAGAACTCATCGTTCTTTGCATCCTTCGCCTTATGCAGGTTATCGTTCTTTGCCATGTCTATATCTCCCAATAAAAAATCCAGTACCGAATTACTCAGCACTGGATGTATTTTCCGTATTACAATGACCGCATGATGTTTTCTTGTTTTCTACAAGACTTTGGGTTATCGCAAAGCATTCGTTTCCGCAATCACATTGACATTTCCATCGAGCATGACCGTTTTGGCTTCCTGCTCTCTCAATGACCTTTAGCTTACCAAAGTGCATATTAGCTAAATCGTAAGTTCTTCCTTTTTTGACGAACTTATCGCGTGATGGATTTGCTTTCAAAAAGGCATCTGCTTCCTCTTCTGTCATGCTTTCGTATTCATTGGCAAATAACCAATGATATCCTCCGGCAACTGTACATAGCTTGTTGCAGCAGTTCAAGATAGGCGAACCGCCGCTAATCCCGTATTTAAGAGAAGCCTCTTTTGCTGTAGAAAATCTCTCTTTTGTTTCAACGCAAATCACACTCTTGAAGTGTTTTTGTTTATAGCATTCAGGGCAGTCATGCCCGTATACTCTATCGGCTATTATCATCTTGTAGGAATGACCGTTTTTGCATTTCCACCAGCATTTTTCTGCAGACCCGGATGAGAAATATTCGGGCTTCAAATTCTTGTTTTTTTCGTAATCCCATTCAGCAACAATTTCAGGATGTTCTGTAGCAAGGTTGTTCTTTTCGTTCCGTCTTCTTTTGCCTGTTGTACAAACAGGACATGTTGCGTTTTCTTTTGCTCTGCCATTGATGGGTGCTTCCCATTTATGCCCGCACTTAGAGCAAATCCAATGAGCCATTTCTGAGCTAGATGATGACACCATCATCGGGTCAATGCCTACATTCAGTTCGTAGTCCCATTCTTTCAGGAGTTCCGGATGCCGTCCGCCCATACTTCGTTCAGCTTTGTAATCTTTGTATTGACGATAGATGTCTTTTGAATCCTTTTGTGTATCAATGTTAGGTTCAGAAACACCAAGCATCTCTAAGCATTGGCGAATTGCTGCGTCGAGCGTTGCGTGCCCTCTATTGTTTTCTCTGATGATATTCTCGCTATTACGAATTTCCTGAAGCCCATGTTCGCGAATACGAATTATCCGAATTCCATTCTGCTTGCATTTTTCGGACTTTTCTTCGTCATTTTTCACTCTTTTCTCATCAGAATGGTATCGAACACCATCGTATTCTACTGCGGTGCGAATGGAGGGGATGTAAATGTCCAGCTCTTTTCCAATAACTTTCTTGTTTCCAATAACAGCCTCTGAAAAATACTTTTTTGCATAATACGCTACTGCTTGTTCTTGGAACGAGGTCTGTCCTTTATCGATAGTGCTGCATATCGGGCAACTCTTGATACGCTGGATGTAATGATATACGCTTGCCTGCCATTCCGTGCCACAAGCAGAGCATTTCCACCATACAACAATATTGCTTCCCTGTGTCAGCATACTGACATCTACGTCCTTATTTTTTGCAAAGTCATAGTCTTGCATAGCTTCTGCATTATCTACCAGCATTTTCGAAGCTTCGGTAATGTGTTTACAACAACCGCAAGACTTCACTTTTCCCCGCAGCAAAGAAGAGCGATAAGCAACAAACTCTTTTCCGCAGCTACACATACAGTTATAACGAATGTTTCTATGCCCCGTGCTTCCAATCGCATCTTCTGCCAAAGAAATAACTTTGATACCGTTGTGTTCTTCGCCAACCAAATCCTGGTATGTACGTTTACGGTCTTTACCTCGGCAGTCTTTACACTTTAACCCTTTCAAGAGCGCGTCGATACCAATTATCATTGTGTTTCCGCAGCAGTTACATTTCACCAAATAGGTATCTGCTTTTGAATTAGAGCCGGGGATAGTTTCGAGAACTGTTAAATCTCCGTATGTTTTGCCTGTTCTATTTATTTTCGCCGCCATATTGAATTTCCCTCTTTAATAAAAAATCCTATGCAGAATCTCTCTGCATAGGATGCCTTTTTACTTATTTGAATAAGGCTGTTTATTTCTTCCGTCTGAATCTATTATGTCACGGGCTGGTCCCCACAAAAAATGAGCGTTAAATGTGCGGAAACGCACAAAAAACGCACGCACACATTTTTTGAATGCATGCGTGCGTTTATGATAGCTTTTATTTAATGAAATGAGAGAATATATATAGTGGCACTTCAGAGTAGGGCATTCTGCTTTCCCCTGTACCCTGTCGTTGATGGATGCTTTTCATTTGCGCCCGCACCTGGTGCAGACCCAGTAAACAGCCTTTGTGCCGGAAGCTGTTACCTGCATCGGGTCGATGCGGGTGTTGAGCTTACGGTTCCAGTTGTCGCGCAGTTCCGGATGAAATTTAGAAAACACAAAAAGAAGCCGCAGAAACCTATCCTCTGCGGCTTACACTTATTTATCTTATATTTCCCATCATATTCAATTCGCACGGATGTACAAGGCAAAATTATGGCAAAGCCGTGACAAAGACAAGGCACATGGGACTTGTTCCGTTGCTGAACAGGAAATGCCAAAAAATAACCGCTTCGCCCAAATATGTCATCCCATGTATTATCTTGTCATTTATTGTAAATTCATGCTTGCTTTTTGGCGTGAGATGTGCTATTATAATTACAGAAGATGACATTATTATACAGCAAATGACACATCTGAAAGGAGTACACCATGATTTCTGTTAACCTCGCCACGCCCGTGATTTTCTATAAGCAGCTGCCCGGCATCGCTAAGAAGCTGGATGTGGATGCTGATTTTTTGAAAGGCTTTCTCACCAACGCCAGGTGTTATGTCGAGGATGCCGGAAAAGGTGAAGTGCTTGAGCTGGACAACTCGGCCGACACGATAACGAAAGTTGTCGCAGCCCATAAGAAGCGTTTCTATGGCGCGGAAGCCATTGTGGAATTCGCCAAGAGCAAAGGCGTGGATATTCCTGCACTGAACCATTTTGAACTTGGTGCAGATATCTCTGCCCATGCAACGGAAGACCAAGTTGCCAACATCACTGCATTGGCCGCACGAGTCGAGCGCCTCAATAATCGGTACAAGAGTCTTGCCCGGCTTGAAGCCCCGGACGTCATCCTGATGAACGAAGCAAGGATGGTGCGTGACGCAGTAGAGCAGCTGGAAGATAACAGCGGTACATATTCCCCGGCTCTTGACCAGAACGGGGTTGCCTATCAATCCTTGAAGGATATTGGGTATTCTCTTGTCACCGGTTGGGACAAGTCGGTACTTAAAAAGAACAGCAATAAGGATACGGAGGCCACCTTTCCCAAAGAGCCCGACTTTCAAAGGCTGGCATCGCTGGTTAAAAAAGCCATCGGAACCCGAACACAGGGTAAGTTTGCGTTTCAGGCAGGACTGACTCGTGGGTATATCAGCAGCCTCGTGAATGGCAACGCAAAAGCTCAGCCGACCGAAAATACCATCAAGAAAATTGCAAGCGCAACGGATGCTGTCACGGAGAACGAGCTTCGTATCGCCTGCGGGTATGAGCCCTTGCCTGACGACGGGAAAGACAAGCTCTCTATGCAGCGTGCAAGCATGTCCGATGACGCATGGCAGAAAGACAATGTGGATGCATTCCTCTCTTTTCTGAATGAAACGATTCCAATGTCCACTCCTCTTTCGTCCACTGAAATTCTTCAAGCTCTTTTCAAGGAAAAATACGGCGACAAGAATGACCAGATTCTGCTGGAAAAGGTCTCTGCCCCCGGCACCTATCGTGCGGAAGGTACGGCTGCTAATATCATTCTACCCATTCGTCTATGTTGGTTCAGCTTCAAGCGGATGCTGATGCAGACCCTCTATGTGGGACTTATCGGGCATTACAGCAAAAACGATGAGCTGTACATTACCGGATACATTTCTTCTGTGAAAGAGCTGCATGACGCGGTTCCGGCGCTGCGGGGCGGCATTGATGCGGCCTATGACGCGAGTCTGCCGGAGGGAATCGACATCATGAAGTTCCCGGTATTTTACACGGCTTCCAATGTTCAGGAAGCATACAAGCGGGTCCAGCAGAAAATCGTCTCCAAAATTGACGATTACTTTGCCAGCGAAGTGAAGGTTCGCGTTTCTGGCATCGGCTTTTATACCGATACCCTCTCGAATGAAAAGTTTGTGGAATTCATGCGCCTTCATAAAGCAGCTCTGACCGCTCCTTCTGCTCCTATCGAACTCCGGGACATCTATGAAAACGTTGTTGAACGTCACGGCCGCCCTGAGGATTTCCTTGTGGAAAACAGCGACTTTGACTGTAAGGCTTCCGTTATCGCCTATGCGATGAACAATGAGACGATTCTCTGTGCAGGGCAGGACATCTTTGACGGGATGCTGGGCAGCAAAGAAACCGATGCAGAAAATTGCTCTTGCGTTTCTGTCTCTGACAAAGAGTTTGCCCGTCTGCATTCCAAGTTTGGCCTCAAGAAAGAGGACGTTCTGGAAGCTATCAAGGCATACGCGCAGGAGCTCTGTCTGGAGTACGGCCCCGTCAACTATTTCATGATGTGTGACCCGAAATACGCAAATGACCTTGGCGAAGTTGTTCAGTGAGTTGTTCTGAATGCGGCAAGGTGATTCGCTGCCATAATGGATGAGGTGTTTCCTATGACACAAACCGATACCAATACCCGTATTACCGGCCTTGGCTTTTACTTGGATGAAATCGAAAAGCCGATATTTTGCATTTTTCTTGAGAATCATCGTCAGACTATAGATGCCATGAGCGCATCTGCTTCTGTTCGTGCATTTCTTGACCGTATATGTCTCGATAACGGCCGCATTAACTACGATGAGGCGGATAGGCTTTTGGCGAAAGATGAGGATTGTGCTTTGCTCGGTAAATGTCTTGCCTCCGCCCTTAATCACGAATTTGGAGAAGAGTTGCTCTCCTGCCACTATAGCAGCTCAACTGATATTAACCGTCCGTGCCTTATCCTTTTACCTGAAAAAGTCAAGGATGAACCGGCCATAGCATGTGTGCAAAAGGCAGCAAATGAGCTGCTCGTCGATTTCGAGCATGTGTGCCACGACACCCACTAAACAAAAAAAGAAGGCTGCTACCCGTGATGGGCGGCAGCCTTTTGTCTTAAAAAAGGAAATGACTCGCAAATATTATTTACTCGTTTGTTTTTTTAGCTTGTCCCTCGTTTCCATCAGAATAATCCCAAGCCGGTTCTGACCCGGGATGTTCCGGCATTTCGGGCAATGGCAGTTTCCCCAGTAGTTATCGTGCCAACTGGTGGTATCTTCCTCGATTGGCTGCGTTCCCGTTTCGAGGAGACGCTGCTTGAGGTCTTTATTCTGTTCGAATTTAGCCATCACCACGCGGCGCATTACATCGTCCCGGGTTTCGTCCCAGTTGGCAGGGAAAGCCACATGACGGCCAAAATGCTTAGCCGTTGCCGGAGGCATGTCTGAAAATTGTTTGCGCTCTTCCAGCGGAACCTTGTGGCTCTGAAACGCTGCTTCGGCATTCTTGTAACGAATCCCATTCATCACAAATTCGCAAGAATAATAGTTACTCATAAACCAGTAGCGAGGGGTATCTTTTCTGAATCGAATCATACGAATCTCCTATTCTCTATCTCATGCGGCGGTTTTATTGCCGCTGTTCTTTTTCTCTACTGCTGTACTCAAAAGACCATCAAACAACTCAACTGCCGTAGACACAAACAGCTGGCTCTGAACCGAGATTTTTCCCGGCTCCGGAGTCCGCTCTTTCATGTGCGCAGCAGCATTATAAATTGCCGCCAAAACCCCATGCTTCATCAAAACCACTTCTCTGATATCGGGACTTTCAGCGGCAAGGAAGCTGGCGAGGTTGTAGGCCCGCCCAAGCATCGGCTCATCGTACAAAGGAGCATTGCGCTGAACCATGGTAGTATAAACAGCGGGTTGTTTCCCGGAATCGCTGAACCGAATGCCTCGAAAGCCAGAACTGACCTCATACAAAAGCGTGAGGCGTTCGGTCAGAAACACCGCCGTCTCGGCAATTCTCTTTGCCGTTTCATCAGGAAACGGAACGGCATTGTCCTGCTGTGCCGCGTGCAGAATCTTTTTAGCCAAAAGCCGTTTCGCATATTCCTGCACATCATGGTCGAGTTCGTAGTAAATATGGCTTACTGTCTTATTGGTACGCATATGATTACCTCCTGGTTCTCGCTGCCTTTTGCCGTTCGACCCACGCTTCGGCTTCCTCTACCGTGGCATACACTGCCGTCTCACCGCGCCGGGCAATCTGCTTTCGGGCATTCTGTGCCGCCTGCTCACTCTTGTAAGTTTCATAGCCGATATAAGACCCGTCCCAGCGTGCAAGGCAGCAATAATATTCGTGGCTCTTGGCGGGAGCTGCCGGGACAAAGGGAGGTGGTGCCGTTGGCACTGTCTTTGTCGCCTGCGTGGCAGGAATCGGTGTTCCGGTCTTTCTGGCAATTAGATTCTGCTTTTCTGCCATCCAGGCATCAGCTTCCTTCGTATAATAGAAGTACTTTGCTTCGCAATTGTTGAAAAGCGAATAATACAGATTCAACATCTCTTTTTCACTGCTGCAGACTTTCTTGCGTGCTAAATTGTAGCTTGCATCGTAGTAGCAGCAGATGAAAGAATCCCCACGCGGAGTTTTCTTCGTCTCATCCTCCTTGTAATCCGGGTACAGCTTGGCGAGGTCGTCCACTGTGTTCTTTTCCGGGTCCAGCGTAGATGCGTCGAACCCATTTGGAAGCTCCCAGTCATGAGAGCTGATGACGTTCAGGAAACTGCTTGCATACTGCATTGTCCAGCGCCCTACATGAACAAATCCGAAACTCTCAAGGCACCGAATCTGTTTCGGGGTAGCCATTCCGCTGGCCCTGCGAGCGATGAGTCGTTTGAGAATCGCAGCGGCAAGGCCCTGAGATTTGATGGCATCCCCTTTTACGCCGTAGCACGAAATACTATCGATGATGTCATCGGAAGGCTCCTGCCTCTCACTCTCAAACATCGGCTGATAGTCGTTGAGTTCCGGCGCTTCGATGCTGAAGATATACTGCAGAGGGTCAACCAATCCTCTCGGCTTTTGACGTTGCGCCTGGAGTTTGCGCTGAATCGTATCCTGCTTTTCGAGCTCACACAGCGCTTTTCGCTTTTCTTCGTCCAGCTCAGTCTGTGCTTCCTCGATTGCCTCAATCAGCCCCAATTCAGGACTCCCGAAATTTTCCTGGCTATTCGAACCGGTGAGTGCCGCATCCGCCAGCATATCGGTGGTTTTTTGTGCCACTTCCTGGTCTTCACAGAAAATATCAGCAGGATGGCAAAGACTATGTTTCTTTGTCAGCCACAGGAAATCCAGGACAAGAAGGTTCTTTTTCCCTTCACACAGACGTGTTCCGCGTCCCACAATCTGCGCATACAGGCTACGACTCTTGGTAGGACGCAAGCAGATGATACAGTCAACGGTCGGGCAATCCCAGCCTTCCGTCAGAAGCATCGCGTTCGTGAGCGCCTTGTACTCGCCGTTGTCGAATCCTTTCAGAACGTCCTCGCGGTCCGCAGACGCGCCATTGACTTCTGCAGTCTTGAAGTTCCGCTTATTGAGGATATTGCATAGTCTTTTACTGATTCGTACCAGCGGCGTAAAGATGACAGTCTTTCGGTTCTGGCATTCTCGTACAATGGCATCCGCAATCGTGTCCAGATACAGGTCAAGGACATTGCCCAGGTCCTGCGCACTGAAATCACCGGCATTGATATGGACCTTGCTGATGTCTACCTCGACCGGAATTGTCTTCGTGTTGATTTTGCAGAGATAACCTTCCCGAATTGCATCCGGAAGCTTATATTCAAATGCAAGACTATCAAAGATATCAGATAGGGATTTCATGTCGCTTCGGTCGGGTGTTGCGGTCACGCCCAACACTTTGGCATCGATGAAATGCTCGAGAATCCCCTTGTAAGTTTTGGCTGCCGTGTGATGCGCTTCATCAATGATGATAGTCCCGAAATAATCACGCGGATACTTCATTAACCGATTCTGCTTAGAGAGAGTCTGAACACTGGCAACCACGACCATCTTGTCAGAATCGAGCGCCGAGTTTTGAGCCTTCTCCAATGCAGTCTCAAGTCCCGTCACCATCTTGAGCTTATCGCTTGCCTGCTGTAAAAGTTCTTCCCGGTGCGCAAGAATCAAAACATGTTCGCCCTCTGCCACCTGGTCGTTCACGATGCTTGCAAACACGATAGTCTTGCCGGTTCCGGTCGGCATCACAACCAGTGTTTTCTTATTCCCGGCATCCCACTCTCTGTGAATCGCAGCAGCAGCTTTCTGCTGATATGGCCGTGGGTCAATCTTCTTTGTTGTAATCATATTTCACCTAAAAAACAAGCAGGCCCGAAATGAGCCTGCCTTACATTTTCCCAATTTAGTTCATTGCCCGCTGCATCACAAATATGATGCCGGTTGCCAAAACCATAACGCCAATGTCTCTGACAACGGTTCCGACCCGTTTATCATTGGTAATGTCCTGATTCCATTCAAATCCCCAACCAATCATAGCGACACCAACCACAATCAAAATAACACCAACAATCGTTAAGCTTTCTTCTGATAAACCGTACATAGTGCATTTCCTTTCCGCAAACAAAAAGTCCCGCACAAGCAACTCATGCGGGACAACGATAAGATATATTTTTGGTTTATATTTTTCATTGTACGCAATTCGCACAGATTGACAATAGAAAATTACAAAAAAATTCCCGCACGAGCGTCGCTGCTCACACGGGAAAAATTTCTTAATATTGGGTATTTATTATTTTTGGTGGGATTTCTTACGAAAATTGGTGGTCTACTAATTTACGTAAAAACAATCCCTTCATTTTTTGCAACAAATCTGCATTGTCCAGCGGCTATTTTGTTCACGTTGGTGTCTTTATACCTTGTTGCTTTCCCGTCCTTGGAAGCCACTATGCTTTGCATTACATGAGCTTGTTCGCCAACAAAAAATACACTTCCTGGATGATTACGGTTCAAATTTCTATATGCAGGATGATGCTCTTTCACCTTGAGCTTGCAAACATCACCTGGATGGCTTTGACGAAACTCTTCCAAGCTGTCGGTAGTCTGTTTAATAGCCTTGTGGCGATTCGTTGCCACTGCTTTGCCATTGAGCGTGTACACGCGACTCATGTTCTCTTTATGTAGCGCTCTTCTATCATGGCGGCGGAACTGTTTCAGCTCATACGGCACATGATTGTTGATATTGCTATCACAAACGTTGCTTGGCAAGACGGAGCAAGCAATACAGTAAGCATCGAGCCAATGGTCTTTACTTACACTGTGCGACTCACGATAGTCATGGGTGCTCTTGCCTGTTGTCACAAAAAAGTGCTTTGGAAATAGCACACTCAATTTATTCGTCAGTGCCGGAATGATTTGATTCAATACACTCAAAGCGCCGTACTTTTTGTTAAGTCCAACTTTTTCTTCGGCAAGTTTCTTTTGCCAGGCAGCATCTTTATGAACAAGGTTATGATGCTCCGAGCATAGACCAACGATATTACCAATAGTGTTGCTGCCATTTTTGTGTTGCGGCACTACATGGTGGTAATGGTCAATCGGCTTTTTGCAAAATAGGCAATGATGTTCT